TCAGTCGTGCAGGTGTTCGGCGGCGTGCAGGGTATTTTCCAGCAGGCAGGCGCGGGTCATCGGCCCGACGCCGCCCGGCACCGGGGTGATCCAGCTGGCGCGTTGCGCCGCCACCTCGTATTCCACGTCGCCGACCAGACGGCCGTCGGCCTGGCGGTTGATGCCGACGTCGATGACGATGGCGCCTTCCTTGATCCACTCGCCCTTGACAAGTCCCGGCTTGCCGGCAGCGACCACCACCAGGTCGGCGCGCGACACATGGTCGGCCAGGTCGCGGGTGAAGCGGTGGGTCACGGTGACGGTGCAGCCACCCAGCAGCAACTCCAGAGCCATGGGCCGGCCGACGATGTTCGAGGCGCCGACCACGACCGCGTCCATGCCGTACAGGTCGGCGCCGGTGCTGGCGAGCAGGGTCATGATGCCTTTCGGGGTGCAGGGGCGCAGCAGGGGCATGCGCTGGGCCAGGCGGCCGATGTTGTAGGGATGGAAACCGTCCACGTCCTTGTCCGGGTGGATACGCTCCAGCAGCAGGGAGGCGTCCAGGTGGGCGGGCAGGGGTAGCTGGACCAGGATGCCGTCGATGGCGGGGTCGTCGTTCAGGCGGTCGATCAGGGCCAGCAGGTCGTCCTGGCTGGTTTCGGCGGGAAGATCGTAGGCCTGGGAGAGAAAGCCGACTTCCTCGCAGTCCTTGCGCTTGTGCGCCACATAGACCTGAGAGGCCGGATCGGTGCCGACCAGGATCACCGCCAGGCCGGGAACGCGCAGGCCTTGCTGGCGGCGCTCGGTCACGCGTTGGGCTATCTGCTGGCGAAGGTTGGCGGCGATCGCTTTGCCGTCGATCAGTTGTGCGGTCATGTCGGAAGGGTAACCATCGAATCGGGTGGAAAAAGGACGCGCATTTTCGCATGGACGCCGCCCGGGGCAAAGGAGGCGACCCGCGGATTTGCCGTAACTCCTTTATATAGCTGAATTTTTTTAAAAAACCCGTTGACGGCCTTTCGCCCCCTGTATAACATGCGCCCCGCTTGCCGAGCACAGCCGGACGCAGGGTAAGAGGTAATGCAAGTCGGTTGCTGACTTTGTGATTGCCAGAGCTTAAAGTTTGCGCTCAGCATTGAATGCAGATGAATAAAGCGCCCGTAGCTCAGCTGGATAGAGCATCCGCCTTCTAAGCGGATGGTCGCAGGTTCGAGTCCTGCCGGGTGCGCCATTCGGCGAATCGGCAAGAAGCAGGCGATGTTTTACCGCAAGTCGTAATATGGTGGGCGTAGCTCAGTTGGTAGAGCACAGGATTGTGGCTCCTGGTGTCGTGGGTTCGATTCCCATCGTCCACCCCATATTCCGAAGCGCCAGGCCCGGGGCCTGGCGTTTTCATTTCCAAGCAGTGTCCCGCGGACGTGGTGGAATTGGTAGACACACTGGATTTAGGTTCCAGCGCCGCAAGGCGTGAGAGTTCGAGTCTCTCCGTCCGCACCACCTTCTAAATCAAGTGTTTACAAGCTTCAGCGGCCCTCCTTGTAGATGCGCTGGATTATCAGCGTGAACAGAACGTGAAATGCGACTTTCACGGACTTGATCAAGCACCCCAACTGCATCCCTTACCCTGGCCGGCGCAAGATGGGCATATCGCTCAGTCATCGCGACTGTAGAGTGTCCAAGCAGATCGCGAACGTCTGCCAGCGGAACTCCTGCGCTAACCAGCCAGGCCGCACAGGTATGGCGCAGGTCGTGAATCGTAAAGTCTACGATCTTCGCTGCCTGACATGCCTGCTTGAAACCTGCCGAAAGAGAGACCACTCGATCACCGTTGGCGCGCGCAAAGACCCAGGGGCATTCTGGGCTTGTCTCGGACCTGAATGCCATTCGTCGCTTTAGTGCTGCCATCGCCCCTTCGTTGATCGGAATGCTCCGGCGCTTTCCTGCCTTCGTGTGGCTAGCCTCCAGATAGATCAGGCGGTTGGCAAAATCCACTCTGCGCCACTCCAGACCAAGCATTTCCTCCCGCCGGCATCCGGTGTTCACCGCTAGGCGGATGAAGTCCTCAAGCATCGGGCCAAACTTCTGCCCGCGCGCGGCTCGGCACAGGCCCTCGACCTCTGCCCTGGTCAGCCAACGATCACGCCCCTCGGCCTCGCGCATCTTCCGTCCCTTTACAGGATTCGGGAGACCCCACTCCAGTTCGGTGTTGCAATGGTTGATAGCCGCGGATAATGCCGCGAGTTCGCGGTTGATGGTTGCCGGGGATGCGCCGGCGTCCAATCTGTGCGTTCCGTAGCCCCGGATGTCCTGCCCCCCTAGATCGTTGATCACACGTCCGGCAAAATACTCGCGCAGCGGCTTTATGCGGTGCACGGTCGTTTCGTAGCTGCGCTGATGCTGGCGAGCGTGTTGCAGATACGGAATGATCACCTCCTCAAAGGTCCTGGGCGGATTCACGCCCATTTCCTTTTCCTTCCACGCTTTCGCGCGTTCCTGTTGCTCTAGTGCTTTCGCCGCCGAGTAGTCGGCAGTTCCAGAAGAGCGTCTAACAAGCTTTCCTGTTGCTGATTTGAAAGAGATCCACCAGTAGGAGGAGTCGTTTCTCTTGTACGGCATACTTCCTCCGGTACGCCGACCGCGTCGCGCATGCTAGCAGCGGCTTCATCTTCAAGCATCTGTTCGAGCTTTTCCTTGTGCACCCGGATGGTCTTTTTGAACCTGACCACTGGGATCAGCTTTTCGTCCGCGTAGCGGTACGCGGTCCTGCGGCTCACGCCGAGAATGCCGGCGGCCGCCTCAACTGAAATCAAAGACATAGCGAGACCTTGGCCGATCAACGGCATCGGTTTGGAGGGTAGAATTCGTGCTGGCTTGGCCGGGCAGGGCGCCCGCATCGGGCAATATGGGGGTTAACTGACCGGTCAGGCCTTTGGTAGGATTTAGACGCCCAGCCGGGTTAGCTCAGGGAGAGCTAGTGGCGCCCGGCTGGGTTACTTGATTTCGCCGTTGAACGGGATAAGGAGCTCCCGGAACTCACGCATCTCAGGGACGGTTACGCCGTATCCGAGCAGCTCCCCGTTCTTCCTGATGAACATGTGAGCGGCGATTCGTAGTCTCAGCTTTTCCAGAGCATGAAGCCTTCCGATGTGGTCGAGGCTCGTGCCTTGTCTGACTGATGGCGCCGGCTCGAATAAATCCACCGCCAGTTGGCATCCATCCCAAGCAGCCTGGGTGTGGCTGTCCGAATATCGGATGCCGCCCTGGCTGTCCACGTAGGCGGACAGGTCGAATATGCCGGCCATTCGTTTCTCGAATACCTCCCGCATTTCGCTCATTCCCCACCTCCTTCCTTCCTGGCTTTTAGCATGGCGTCGGCGGTTTCATAAGCTACTGCTGCCATGTCACTGATGACATCACTTCCGCTATGAAACTTGCCGACCATGGTCTCTTTCCAAAGAACCTGCTGAAGCCCGCAGAGAACTTGCGCCGCGAAGTAGTCACGCAGGGTCATGCCGTCGAAAGGCGAATGCCCTTGGTATGGCTCCCCTGGATTAAGTGGCACGGGAAACGCTGGTCCACCGTGATCTTTCATTCCCCACCTCCCATAGACTTGCCGATCTCGGCTGCGGCGCGAGTGATGGCTAGTCGAATGCACGTGTCCTGATAGAAGACATCGTTTTCAGCAGTTCTAAACATGACTGTCGGATTGCTCTTTGGGCTATGGATCTCCAGATTAAGCAGAACTGCCAGCCTCAGCGCGTCGCCGTCGTTGGTAAGCGGGTTCCAAGGCTTGCTATGATGAGTTCCAAAAACATCTTCCTGCCCTGTTTGCATCTTATGGCCACCGACTTGTCGCCATTGGTTTACTCGGAACCAGCGTGCCTTGATCCCCGCCGCCCGCGCCGCCAGTTCGAGTAGTTCGCGGTCGTTCATTGCTTGGCTCCTTCCAGGGCTGCTCCGATGATCCTTTCGATCTCGTCGCAGTGTTCGTAGATGTCATTCGGGTGGCTGCCGTTTTTCAAGCCGCTGACCATGTTCACGAGGTCGCGGGTAAGTGGGCGTATATTCCCGTCGACTTCGGCGTCCACGGCCTGTAGCGCTCCCCGCAGCGCATCGTTCTCCGCCTTGAGCCTGTCGATATCGTCCAGCAGGGCGAGGACGGTCTTGGGGGTGGCGGCGGCGATCCATTGACCAAGCTCATCATCATGCTCGTCGAACGCCGAGTAATCGCTGATGCGTACGTCGATGAAGTCGCTGTATTCGCCGTCTTCGCCCACAGCTCCAACCGTCACGGCTGAAGCGCTGTGCCTGTGGCTCTCCCAGGGCTGCTGATAGGCCGGAGCCAGTTTCTCCGCCAGCTCCTTCAGCTTGTTGGTGTCCATTACTTGTCTCCCCATTTCACTTCGAGCCATAGGTCAACGAACTGGCGTTCTTCGGCGTGCACCGCGCAGACGTAGCCGAGGCTGCGCAGCTCATTCAGGATCGCGATGCAGAGCTTCGGGTATTCGCATTCGTTGCAGTAGGTGCTGGTGCCGAACCCATAGTCGCGGGTGTTGTACACGTACTTGCCTTCCGCGGCTGCTTTGGCAATGCCAGCGAGGATGGTATCGACGGCGAATGCAGGGTCTTGCGCGCGAGCCATGTCGCGGGCTTGCTCAGCGGTCAGTCTGCCCATTCACTTCACCTCTATTCCGGCTTGCTGGAGGGCTTCTCGGCAGAGTTGCCGCATGGCCGCCGAGACTTGATGCTCGCGATAGTCATGAGCGAACTTTGGGTCGCCGAACCCAAGGTCATACTTCGCCCCGTCAGGTGCGCTGCCAACCTCCGGCAACTCCACCCTCAGAGCCGCGCGGCTGGCTTTCCAGGCTTGCCACATCGACGTGTAGCGGGCAGCGACTCCGGCAAGAGCCACGTATGCGTGGACGTTATCGGTCTGCACCGGGAAGTAATCGGTGTTACGCCACTCAATCTCCTCAGGAATCGGGAAGCGGTCTTCAAACTCTTCTCTCATGTCAGGCACGGTCAGGACTCCTTTGGGTTGCCACGCAGCCGGTCGGCCAACTCCATCTCGGCGTAGTAGGCGCTCATGCTTTCGGCATCGTTGATGTTCAACGTTCCGTAGACATGGCGGTTGTAGAATTGCGTGGTGCCTAGGCAAGGCTTCGATAGGTTCAGGGTGTAGCCGCGCTTGTCGGCCAGGAACTTAGCGACTGCGGCGGATCGGCTCATGCCTGCTTGGCAGTGGACGATGATCGGCTCATCGCCGCACTCGTTCACAAAGTCGTGGATCTGCTTGGCGTCAATGTGGCTGAATACCCGAAAGCCATCGCTTCCCAAGTACCCGTCGACGTCATCAAATTCCAGCCGGAGAACGCGTTTGTGATCGCAGGCAAAGGCATACCAATCGCCCTTGCTACCGATGCTGATCACGTTGCTCGGTATCTCGACCTTGCTGGCATCCACGGCGGAGAGGAATGTCACCTCCCGCCTGTTCATTGCTTGCTCCATTTGCTCAACTCCTGTCCTTTCAACTCGGTCTGCCTGTAGAGTTCCTGCATATCCCCGACGACCCGGAAGATTCCCAGGACGAAGAGAACGATGACTATCACTGCCAATATGGTTTCGTTGTCGTTGTCCACGGTTGGTCCTCCGGGGGCGGATGCGTTGGTTTGGGGTGGCGGGCTCCTGGCCCAAAATCGGCCAGTTTTTGTGCTGAAACCCAGCAGGAATGCGGGGTTCAGCCTGGCCGGAGGTGGCGGTCAGGGGGAATGGTTAGGGGTAGAGGATGGCTCTGAGTTCTGCTGCTGCCATCAGCGCCGTTGCGGTATCGCTGCTGTACAGGCGCTCCAGCAACTCCCTCGGAGCCACCACATGGCCAGCGGGGACGGCTCGGGCGTTCCAGTCAGCGATGGCGATTTCACGCTGATCTTCTATGTCTGGGACCATCATGGTTTCGCTGTCGAGGAACACGCACTCGGCCGAGTGATCGCCTACGATCCGGTGCCAGTCGTGGTTGCTCACCAGGCGCATCGAACATCCGCAGAACGGACACGGTTTCAGTTCTTCAGCCATTGCCGTTCTCCTTGTCCTGGTTGAGCAGGGCGCGAAGTTCCGCCGTTATCCGGTAGCATTCAGTCGGGAACGAGGTAGACCAGGCGCATGCGCAGTACTCTTCCGGTCCCCGGCATGGTTCGCGCATCACCTGCTTTGCGATCAGCCCATGGCGTTCGGCACTTTCCTGGAGTTCCGCACCATCGAAGCTTCCGCCCTCCAGTGCTCCGCTGATGATCTCCTGCGCGAATGCGGCGAGCTTGGCCGCGTTCTCGCGCAACTCCTGGACCTCCATCTCCATGCCGCCGCACTGCTGGCGGGCAGCATCTCCCTTTGCTGCTGCGTCCTCGGCCATGGCTAGTTTGGTGCGCAGTTTCGCGACTTCCTCCCTGAGCGCCTTCCTCTCATCTTCCAGTGCGTAGATGCGCTGGTACGAAAAACCTGCCTGAGCCCTGTGGAAGGCCGCCTGCTTGCGTAGCTGTGCGATGTGTTCAGTGCGCTTCACATTACTCATGACCTACCTCCTTGCTGAGGCGCGGCGCGGTCCAGGCGCTCGATCTCGGCCAGCGCCAGGGCGCAGGCCTTGACCAGCATCGTTCGACCGTCAGACCACTTGAACCCAGCCATCCACGGCCAGGACTCCGGCTTCTTGCACGGCAGCCCGCCGCTGAGTGCATGCCACGAAACCTCGATGTACGCTCGCGCGGCTTTCGAGAGTTCGTAGCTGATGTAATGGTTGTCACGAAATCCGTGGTAGCCCTCGACCTCGACCTGCCGGCGGCGTTCGGCTTGAACATCGAGCCATGCCTGCGGCACTTCTTTGCCGGGCGCGGCGGCGAGCAGGCGGCGCAATGCTGCAGCCACATCCTCGTAAGTCGGGCAGTCGTCCTCGCCCCACATGCCGCGGATATCGATGATTGCCGCTTCAGCTTGCGAGGGAGCATCGTAGTACCACGCTGCCGGCACCTGCCCAGCCTGGGCTACAGGGGCGGATAGCCTGTATTTCATACACTGGGCGCCGAGGTACTCAGACAGTTCTTTGCTACGTCGTCCGTACCTCACCAGCCCCGCGGCATCCATTACGGCAGAAAGGAATTGAGAGAATTCGGCCAGCCCCTCCGGCACGCTGTGCTGAGCCTGGGAGGGTGCGGCGGCGATGCGTTTCTGAGCAGCCAGAACTACGCTGACGTTCTCATAGCTGGTGAACATACGCTCCCGAGAATCGAACGCGTCATACACGGCTTGCGCATCCGGCACCTGCCAAGCCTGCGCAGGGGACAGCAGAGGCGCGCGACGCTCGCGCACGATGGCGGCCACCTGTCCGACCAGATCGCAGAGGCTCGCCTGCTTGGCGGCGCCTTCCTCTCCGTTCAGCAGCACGTCCAACTCGCGCACCAGACGACGGTGATCGGCCAGGACTTCCTCGTAGTCGTCGGCGGTGGGCTGCTCGGCCTGCAATGGGGAGGGTTGCGCTTTGCAGGCCGGGCAATCCTTCACGCACTTCACCGGGCCGTTTTCGAATGGCGTGCCGTCCGAGTAGCAATCAATCTCGCCATCATCGACCATGCCAGTACCGCCGCAAGTCGCGCACTTCGGGGAGGGTTGCGCCAGGTCGGCGCGGATCAGTCGATACACTGGCACGGTGTGAAAACTGGTCTTCCCTGGAGAGAGAACAGCCGTGCGGTCATCCAGCATGTTGTCCAACTCATCGCCGTTTGCGTAGCCGATCACCTCCGGGTTGCCGGTACAGGCGTAGCAACTCCACGGACCATCACCGCTTTCGTCATAGACTTTCCCGGTGTCACTGCACTCGCTGCACACCTCAGGCGCCCTATGCGCCAGGGCGGCGCGGGCACGCTCAATCGCCCACTCCAGCATGTCGAGCGTTTCGCACTTTTCGATCATGATGTAGGTCTGCCCAGTGTTCTTCAGCTTCTCCGGCTGTCCCCTGCGATTTTTTACCCAGTCACGCACTCGGATTAACTCCTGAAGTGCCGCGCGCTCATCCCCGCCTGCCTGCTCTACCGCAGGATGCGATGCTAGGAATGCATCGCGGTCCTTGCACCAAAGCTCTAACACTTCCTTCGGAATGCTCGGGCGGATTTCGCGCAGCAGGTCCAGCGCTTTGTTCATTTCCATGCTCATTTAACGGCCTCCCACACCTCGGCATTGCCGAGCGCTTCGATTGATGTGTACGTGCTGTGACCGCTAGCCTCTTGAAGCTCAACGGATCCGCCGGCTTCGAGCACTGCGATGTACCTGCGATTAGTAGGCTTGTGCCGGAAGACCTTTCCGACGACGCACTGCGCGTTGATATGCCGAACCTGGTAGCTGTCGGCGAAACAGCCATGTTCGTGCAGGCTCATGCTGCTACCCTCGGGGCGAGGCCCATGTCTCTGTCGTGATGTCCTGCGAGCCAAAGTGACCGCTCATAGAGCATGTGCAGTCCGTAGGGGCAGGCCTGTAGACGTTCGTCGCGGTCGCGTGCTTCGACGCCCTCGCGGTATTCGTCGGTCGATTCGGGGAACTCAAGCCGCTTGCTTTGCATTTGCTGCTCGCCTCCGCGCGTTTTCACAGGCCTTACATTCGCTGCAATGGCCGTCCCTCTTGCTCGGGTTGGAGTAGTACTCAGATAGAGGTTTGAGCGTCTTGCACTTCGAGCATGGTTTCTCGCCGTTTATGAGCGTCGATTTCCCATGTCCGGAGGCCCTCCACTTGTCGAACTCGGCGCGGGTGGAGAAATAGGTGCGAAGGAGACGCTGCACGGTGTGATCGCTTATCCCCATGGCAGGGCCGATCTCCCATCGACCGCAATCGAGGATCACTAGGTCTTCGAGCATCTGGCAGTATTCGATGTCCTTTGCCGTGCGCTTGGCCTGAACACGCTTCTGCTGCTCTCGCTCCATCCCGGTAGATGCTCCGGTAATGCGGCTATTGAACGTGACCGGCTGATTTGAAGAGACGCCAGCAGGGATATTCGTGATGACTCCTCCCGCTGCCAGGTACTCAGCAACGGCGTCTTGAATGTCATCGTGAGTCAGCGCATGGGCAACCGGCTCTTGCACGCCGCACCACGCATCAGCGCCGATTCTCAGGTCGCTTAGAATCTCGGGAATGTCGGTTTCCATGGCTTTCTCCGGGCAAAAGAAAAGGCCCTGTTGAGGGCCTTTAATTTCGCGTAACTTGTTGATTTAGAACGGGATATCTTCGTCGAAGCTGTCGTAGTCCGGCGCTGGCTGTTGTGCCTGCTGAGACGGCCTCGATTGATGTTGCTGGGTCTGCGGGCGTGGTTCGGAATCCTTAGCCGGCCAGTCGATGATTTCCGTTCCCTGGGCTAGGTGAACCTCCGTCACGTAGCGCTTGCTGCCGTCCTTCTCGTACTCGCGGGTCTTGAGCTTGCCTACGGCGTAGAGGCGGCCGCCCTTGTGGAGCCACTTGGCCAGGAACTCGGCCGTCTGGCGGAAGGCTACGCAGCGCACCCATTCAGTACGTTCGACCTTCTGGCCGGACTGCTTGTCCTTGTAGCTGTCATCTACGGCGATGCTAAGACTGGCCACGGCATCGCCGTTAGGCAGGTAGCGCAGTTCAATGTCTTGGCCAAGTCGACCAATGCCTTCCCAGCGGTTCAGATTGCTCATGCTGCTAATACCCGCTCCATGCGGGCCTCCATGATTTCGTAAAAGGTCTTAACGCGATCCGCGAGCTTGCGGATGTATTCCTCATCCCTGTAAGCGCGCACCAGACAGAGAGGCATGCCAGGCCAGTAGCCGAGGAAGTCGATCCATTCACGTTCGCTAACCCACAGACCGCCCATGCACTGCGCTGCGTGCTCGGCTGGCACCTTGTCATCGAGAATGACGCTGACCAGCTTCTCGGGGACTTTGGTTTTTACTTCGATCAAGCCGTTATCGCCGACCATCCCGTCAGGCGAATAGCCTATGCCGTGGTTAAGGATGATCCCGACCTGCTCGATCTGTTCGGGCGCCGTGTCGGTACGCAGGCAGTACAGGTCGCGCACTACAGGTTCAAGTTCATGGCCGCGCGCGCTGCTCCCATTTCCACGCCATGGCTCTGCCTCTTGACCGGTGATACGTTCTCCAATCAACCGGTCCATGTAGGTGAAGGCTCCTACGCCGAAACCAGCCTGCCCCTTGCCGTTAACCATCAGCACGTCAAGCTCAGAGCAAGTGGCTATGCCCAAACGGCAGTCAAGCCATGCTTGTGACCCTTGTTCAAGTTCTTTGAAGACTTGCATGATTCACTCCTGGGAGCGCTGCTTGGCGCGCTCGCGAGCCTTCGTAAGGCGTGCCAGTGCCGCGTCGAAGTCGGCGGACGGTACGCCCTCGACTGACCCGTACATGGCGTCGAATGCGTCCTGGGTGTCTTGCAGGCACTGCGAGAGCAGGGAGTTCAGTTGCTGCGCCTGCGCGGGAGTAACGAGCTTCTTCGGCGGCACTGCCGCGTTACCGTCGTCGTCCTCGCCGCGAGTTGTGATGTTCAGCAGTGCGGACAGCACGTAGCGCTTCCCGTAGCTGACCGATGAACCGAGAGACTGAACGGCGTTCTTGCTGCCACTTGTGTCCAGCGGAACAAGCATCGTCGTCTGCTCTCGATGGCCGTCCCGATGCATCAGGATTCCAGTGACCGAAACGCCAGCCTGCACCGTCTCGACGCGGAAGCTAACCGCGAACCCGAACCGCTGCATGATCGGCTTCACGATGTCGTTGATGTCCTCGAACGTTGCGTAGTTACTGCGCTTTTGCCCGTTCACGGTAATGGCGCCACGCTCGGCAATGCTTGGCAGTTCGCTTTGCATGGCGGCCATTGAGGCGTTGAACTCAGCTTCGGCGCTGCGGGCCTGCATCCGTTCGTGCATAGCCATCAGGCGCTCCATCTTCTCGATGTCACACGCAGGGTCGGCTGCGGCACGCTGAATAACCTGAAGAATCGTGGCGGACTCACCGGTCTGAACGACTGCGGCATTCTCCTGCCGCTGGGCGACTGCGTTGCTCATGGCTGACCTCAGTACTGGATGACGATGTGAGGAACCTTGCGCTGAGCGATCAGGGTGATCGCCTGCTTGGCGCATTCCTCGGGAATGCCACCGGCGATAAGAGCCGCCAGCGCCTCGTTGTTGATGGCTTTCTTGTGCGCCTTGTCGGCTTCGCGTGCAGCAGCCTCGCGTTCGATGCGGGCCTGCTCATCGGCCTGCCGTTTGCGTTCTGCCGCTGCGGCTTCTTCAGCGCGACGTTGCGCATCACGCTCTGCTTGTTCTGCGCGCTGCTTGGCTTCAATGGCTTCGCGTTCGGCGCGCTCGGCGGCAAGCTTAAGTTCAAGTTCGCGGCGCTCTGCTGCGGCCTGTGCTTCGGCTTCACGACGTACTGCGGCGTCGCGTTCTGCCTGGGCCTTGGCCTCTTCCTGACGCCGTGCCTGCTCTGCTGCTTCGCGGGCAATGCGCTCCTCGCGCTCTTTCTGCTCGCGTGCTGCTGCTTCGGCGCGCAGGCGTTCCAGTTCGGCCTGCTCGGCTTCGAACTTCTCACGGGCAACCAGGGCTTCTCGGAGAGCGATCAAAGCCTTATCTTTGGCGCGAGCAGCCTCTGCCTCGAACTCTTCCCAGGCTTCGCTGATGGCCAGGCCTTCCAACCAAGCGATGTTGGCTTTGAGTTCAATAGAGTCCAGATCGCGGCATTCCAGGCGAAGGTTTATCTTGTCGATCTCGCCCTGATGACGCGCAACCCGCGCCGCTTCAGCCTCTTCCCACTCGGTCAATGGACTGCGCACTTCGGCCTGCCAGGAATCCAACAGATCGCGCATCCGCTTACGCTCGGCATCGATCTTCTTCGGAACTTCCTTCAGCTCAGCGACCAGTTCTTTGCCGACGTTGTCCAGCGCCGTCTTGGAGCGGGCTACTTTGTAGGCAATGGATGCGATAGCCTCTCGACCCTTGCGAGTGGACACATCCGGCACGAAGCCGTCGATCTCTTCGCGAATCTTGGCTAGGAAAGGATCCAGGCCATTGGCTGCCGAGTAGACTTGCAGAGCGGTTTCTTTGGCTGGTACTTCGACCAGTTGGTTTTCTGCGGACATGAATGATCCTCGCCGCGCATGCGCAGCCAGTGAAGGGAGGGGTTAATCCAGGCGTATGGTCGAGTTCTTGAAGATAATTCCAGAGCAGACGGTGCCTGATACCGACTGGCCGGTTGGGCCTTTAGCGACGAATCCAGTCGACTTGACGTCCTCTTGGCCGCATGAAAACCAGCTGTATCCGGTGAATCGGATGTGGCTGTAGCCTGCGCCTTCAAGCGCTCGGCGTGCTGTTGATTCATCGGTGCAGCCGGCGAGCAGGAATAGGCCGGCAATTAAGATCATTGCTCGCATGATGTTCTCCAGGTAGAAGGGGAAAGGCGCTTACGGCGCCACTCGGCAGCGTCACCCCTGCGGGATGAATAGCGTTGCGCTAGAAGCCGCTGCTGCGGGTGTTTTCTTCATGCCGCCCACCGCCCGCTGGGGAAGCCGCAGTTATCCCCTAGGGCCTGCTGCGGACAGGTGCGTAGCTGGTTGCTCTGCGGTGATGATGCCGCCCCAGATCGGGCCGGCTGCGAGAATGAAGAGGTACAGCAGGCCGCCGAAGAGGCTGCCTAGCCAGATGGCTGTGCGGCGGGCGTTCACGGCGTCACCCGCCTGAACTCGATGACCCATACCCAGGGGTTGGCATCCCAGTCGCCACCGGTGGAGTTCCACAGTTCGGCGAAGGCATCGAACGCAGTAGTCACGGGGATAAACTCATACATTGAGCGCGCGAGGCCTTCCTTACATATCTCGCCTATGGTGATTTGGTGGAGGCGCTCGACGCGCACGGCGGTGATCTCCAGCAGGATGCGGGAGGCCCAGCGGGGCATGTGGATACTTGGCTTCCATTTGCAGTGGAAGTAACCGTCGGGATCGACGTATTCGTTGTTGTCACCGCTGGCGCGATAGGCGCAGTGCGCTTGGTCCTGGAACTTCGTCATGTCCTTCCACCATGACTGGTTGGCGGCCTGCTCCTCATCGGAAATCAGAGGCCCTTGCCATGCTTCCCGCACCCACAGCCGATCGCCGGGCTGGCCGTAGGGGCATGCTCGGTCGAAAACATGCTGAGGCTCGTGCTCCAGCACCAAGGCGCCCGGGGCGTAGATGTTTCCTAGATCAGGATGTTTGACGGGCTTTGCGATGCGCCGGGTGACCGTCTTCCGGCCTTCCAGGATGGCTCGGACCATCTGGTCGCTGAACAGGATTGGCCGCTCTTTCATTCCTCTTGCTCCTCAAGCTTCGTCAGCCTAGCCAGCATTTCACTGGTTAGCTGCTCATGGTCTTCTTGGCTAAGGACTGGCATTGGCACGAACAGAACGCCCGTATTTTTTAGGATCTGTGCGGCCTCTATGGCCTTGCGGAGTAAATCTACTGGTGCGCGCTTCATAGCCCCGATACCTCCACAAACGCCACGGCGAACATGAACACGCTGCCCACAAAAAAGCCGCCGAAGATCAGGACTTGGGCGGCCTCTTTCAGGTCTATGGTGATGGTCATGGCGTGCGCTCCATGGCGGCGTCGATGTCCACGTAGTCGTCGTACTGAATAGTTACCGTGAAGTCGCGCTTGTCTTGCAGGCACCATTCTTTCTCTGCGCGGCGCTCAACTTCGTCCATTATTGGGCGCCATAAGGAAAGCTCAGCCTCAGCAGCGCGCAGGCGTGCTATCAGACCGCGCAGTTCTCCCATGGTGATTGCTGAATCTTCGTCGCCGAGGAAGGCGGGATGCTGCGAATACCCTTCCAACTCCGCCAACTGCTCATCACTGATCGATTGCACGGTCATTTCCCTTCCTCCTGGCGGCGGTAGCCGGCATCAAATATCGCTTTAGCCTGACTGTATTCGTTGCAGTGGCCGCGACTGTCTATCAGGAGGTTTGCTAAGTGGATGATGCTCTTGCGACGCTCATCGGCGGCGATCTGCTCGGGGGTGCGGATGGGGCGGAACAGCATGTCGCACGTGCGGTAGAACTGTTCTTGTGCGTCGTTGTACGCAACTAGCGACTCTTCGCTGATGTACCGAATTTCACAGGGACGATACTCAGGCCAGATCATGTGTCTGTATTCGCACACCGTCCCAACCGGCGGCAGGCCCTGGCCGTCCCAGGTCTCTTGCGGTCTAGCCTCGAATGTCGCCTCACGCTCTGCGTACACATCGCAGCTTGTATAATCGTAAATCCATTTTTGGCTTACTTTGCTCCAATAAAACCAATCATTCCCTTCTTTCAGCATCCAGCCTTCAGAGAACTCATGTCCTGCCGGCTCCCAATGCGTCGCACCCTCCGGCGCCGTGTTCCAGTCAATGCTCATACTCGTCTCTCCCTAACCAGCTTCTCGGCGTTCTCGATAAGCGTGGATTCGAATGCGCGGAACCAGATGCGTTGTGCCAGATCGAGATCGCCTCGGCGGACGGCTAGGAGTAGCTGAGTCATCGGGCACTCTTTGCTGTCGACCTCGGCAAGCCACTCAGGGACGAATCCGGCGAATCCGTAGACGGTGAAGTCAGGCCCGGAAAAGGCCCGCTGCCGCTTGTCATGGAACGGCACGCAATCACCGTCCTCGCAGTTCAACAGCTTGCCGACTTGCTCAGTGACATACTCGCTATCGCCGTCATCGTCGAGGGGTAGAGCGTTGTCCCAGCGTTCCTGCGCGTATTTCAATGCGGTGTTCATAGCTGCTTCTCCATCCCATCGTCGTGGTAATAGATATGCTTTCCCGGATCTGACTTCGATGATCGGAAGAGTCGAGCCAAGTTTTCGAAGTGAAGAGCTGCTGTTTCGAGAAATTCCTCTCGGCTCTGCTCGCCGATAACTTCAGAAAGATATACCTCGCATATACGTTCCTTGCGCGGCATGTAGTTCAGGATTCTGAAGTCAGTGATTGCACTAGATTCGTCGTCTTCGTCTTTGTGGATGGGCCAGACTTGGAGCGGAAGGTTGAAAGCCCAATAAATCGAATTCTTCATGTCTCACCTCGCGTTCGCGTGCATGCGGCAGCGTCCTGTCTCGCTGTCGTCATACAGGCGAAAAAATGCCCGGACTTGCCGGGCTAAGAGGGGTAGGGTGGGGATGGCCTGGATGCCAGCCAGGCAAGCGGTGGAAAACGTCGACAGCGGCGTCATCGGTGGAGAATCGCCTAGAAAGACACCGACTCGCCGCTATTCGTACGCCCGCCTTGGCAGGCCCGCTTACTCATCCCCATTGAAGAGTGGCGTCCTTGCCGGGAGTCAGGTGGCTCTACGAACCTTGAAGCACAGCATTGCCTCAGCGCTGTCAAAGACCTCTTCAAGATCCTTGAATACCTTGTACTTGGCCTTGCTGCGGGTTTCTGCGTAAACCCTGTGCACGTAGTGGCGTGCGTCTCCGATCAGGTAATCGACCTGAAACCAGTCGAAGTCACCAGTCAGAACCTCCCATTCCTTGAGCGGCATCTGGCGAGCCATCCCTAGGTACTCAACATCATGAGTTGGGTGGTAGTTGTTTACTGCCTTGGTTTGGTCAGAGTCCAGCGTAACGCCGATGTAATTGCCGCGATCCTCAACAATGATCCCGGGCTGACCGCAGGCGATAACCATGCGGCCAATGTGCGCTGGCACTCCGTATTGCTGGCAAACGTACTCCAGCGGCTGTCCGTATGACATCTCGCCTCCAGTGTGTGTATGCGCAAGGGCGCGGTTAGGCGGTGGCCTTTGCGATTGCGGCAGTCATTAGCTCATGGATGGCGTCGTACTCCTTAACCGATTCAGGCGAGAGGAATCCCGATCCGCTCGGCTCGACGACATCCCACAAACGACCGTACAGACGCTTGAAGGCTTGGCACGCCTCAAGCAGCTCGGGCGCGGCGGCGATCAGGCGGGCGTCAGCCTCAGAGACTGAAAGCCAAACAGCACCTGCATACTCATCGGGCTTACACGGTCCAATCTCGAAGATCGTTATTCCATGTGGGCTTCGTGCAATCTCCCACGGTCCCGGTGTGTGCTTGCTCATTTTGTTCTCCTGCCTGTCAGGCGTCTTGCTGTTGAATAGGACAACGCTTCAGACGGATCGGCAAAAACATCGTCAGAAGCAGAAATCCCCACATTGCTGCGAACTCGCCAAGGTCTGGCATGGATTCCTCTCTTCCCGTATCAGGGCAAATGGACGAACGCCGGGCGCTTACCCGGATGCGTCAGGTCTGGCTGCGCTAGCCCCTAGACTCGTTCGCTGTTCGATGGCGGCTCACTCGTCGAATTCGACGAACTCGCCCTCGGCATTCAACTGGTACCAGGTGTCCGGCTCTACGCCGTTCTCCCCGACCTTGCTGGCGCGGATATGGATTAGGCGCCCCTCGTCGTCACGATGACATAGGACGATGGCGCTACCAGCAGATGCGCGAGCGCGGCCTTCGATGCCCAGGGATGCGGCGACGGACTCCTTGCCGCTGACCTCGGCTGCCGAGTAGTCGCCGGTGTTCGACGCTGCCGAGCGGTTGCCGGTGTTCGACGCTGCCGAGTAGTCGCCGGTGTTCGACGCTGCCGATTGGTAGCCGGTGTTCGACGCTGCCGAGCGGTCGCCGGTGTTCGACGCTGCCGAGTAGTCGCCGGTGTTCGACGCTGCCGATTGGTAGCCGGTGTTCGACGCTGCCGATTGGTAGCCGGTGTTCGACGCTGCCGAGCGGTAGCCGGTGTTCGACGCTGCCGATTGGTAGCCGGTGTTCGACGCTGCCGAGCGGTTGCCGGTGTTCGACGCTGCCGAGTAGTCGCCGGTGTTCGACGCTGCCGATTGGTAGCCGGTGTTCGACGCTGCCGAGCGGTTGCCGGTGTTCGACGCTGCCGAGTAGTCGCCGGTGTTCGACGCTGCCGATTGGTAGCCGGTGTTCGACGCTGCCGAGCGGTCGCCGGTGTTCGACGCTGCCGAGTAGTCGCCGGTGTTCGACGCTGCCGATTGGTAGCCGGTGTTCGACGCTGCCGAGTAGTCGCCGGTGTTCGACGCTGCCGATTGGTAGCCGGTGTTCGACGCTGCCGAGTAGTCGCCGGTGTTCGACGCTGCCGATTGGTAGCCGGTGTTCGACGCTGCCGATTGGTAGCCGGTGTTCGACGCTGCCGAGCGGTTGCCGGTGTTCGACGCTGCCGAGTAGTCGCCGGTGTTCGACGCTGTTTCGCCCACCACCGTCTGCTCAACCGACTTATCTACCTTGCTCATGATCCAGTCGAGGGCCCGCGAGATCATGGTCGGCATGCTGATTTCCGCCTCCACCACCAGGGTGGCGCTGGCGATCTTGCTGTCATCGTCGTGACGGCTCAGTTGCCCCGAAGCCTTTACGATGGCGAATCGGCTTTCGCCTGGAGCGTAGTAGCCGAAGACATCAAGGGGATACTCGCAGGAGTGGAAGCCCGAAGCGCATGCCTCTACCTCACCCTCATGCTTGTAGGTGCCGCCGATCTCGAACTGGTAGCCGCGGCAGGTCAGGTCCTGCTTGAATCCCTTGTAAGCGGTCACGACCTCTTCGGACGCAGCTTTTTTCTTGCTCGCCATCGCGATTCTCCGTTTTAGGTTTGCCCTGGGTTGGGCGATAGGGCGCCCGGATGGGCAAATGGGTTGGAGCTGGTGATGCCCAGGCGAACCGGGGCGGTCCGTATCAATAGCGGTTCAGTTGTCCCATTCCGGACGTTCGCCGAGTCGGCGCTTCTTCTCCGCGTTGAAGGCTTCGGCTATGTCGAATGCATGCCTGACAAGTTCGTTGGGATTGCTTACCCACTGGCCTTCACCAGCCAGAAGGCCAGCCAATGCCACGTTTGCAGTGGCTTCCATCTCGTCGTACTCGTTGCGCGTCATTGTTGTTGCCCTCCAGGGCGTGTTGACTTCTTCGATGCCCCTCTTGCGAAGGGCATCTGAGAAATCTTGGTGTTTCTCGCAAACCCTCACGCCGGTAGCCGGTGGTGAGCGCATTGCGCATTTCGTACCGTCCAACAGGTCTCACTTGCCTACCTCCGCAAACGATGCCCGATTGCAGAAGCGTTACTGGCGCCTGTTGGCTCATGCCCGGTTGTTAAAGAGCGGTCGGCTCGGTGGCCTGGCGCTGCGTTGTTCTGCGGCGTTGAGGTGAAATTTAGAAAACTAAACGATTAAGGTCAAGGGATTTTTTAGAAATCTAAACTTTTGGGTTGGGCTGGCACGAAAAAGCCCGCGCTAGGCGGGCTTGGGAACGTCTCTGTCTGCTATAGGCCTGGGTAGCCTGTTGGGTCGAACTCGAAAACGCGCTCTCCTGCCTGGAAGAACTCTATGGCGATCCGGAAAGGCTTGCCCGATTTGACGATGGACTCCAATTGCTTAGCGTCCCGAACGAACATGAGGTCGCTGTCGTTGGTGGAGCTGCGGACCCCGGTCCACTTTTGCGCCTTGCCTTCACCGACCCGAAGAACGAACCCGCAGTCTCGATAACCGCACTGCATCTGCCCTTTGGTGATCTTGAGGAAGGCGTCCAGGTCTTTGCCCTTCTTGCGGAAGGTGAGGCTCAGGAACGAGCCGCCTGTAACCCGATATGGGAAATCGAAGAGGGTTGACGTCTTCGACTGGAGCGTGAGCATTGTGGTTACTTCATCACTCATCGGGTCCTTGTATTTATGGCGCTCCCAAGGGGATTTAGTAGTGCTTGTGGCTGCCGATTGCGAACTGGATGGTCGCGACTGAGCCGCATCGCCGGAGGAGCCGATTCCCGTTCCAAACTGCCAGGCGATAGGCAGGACGATGAATATCACAAACAGCCAACCGATGACGCCAACGCTCTTGGGTGCCTTTGCACCGCACGATGGGCAGGCTTTGGCTTTGTTCGACACCTGGGCGCCGCATTCCTTGCACTTAATCAGGGCCACGGAAAACTCCTCGATGTGTAATGGCCAGGTGATTCTATTCGGAGGGGACTGGAGAGGGTAGTCACAGTTTGGCTAGGCGGGCTCTGTCCCTCTGGTTAGGGGTGTTACCGTGTGAGCATCTCGCGAAGCTTCACACCATCAGCGATGCTCACGACCTTGGCCACTACGCCTCCTTGGGGGAGGAGTCCGTACTTCGATGGCGCTTGCCAAGTGACGGTTGAACTGAGGAAGTAGTCGCCTGGCGGGATGTCCGTGAATGTGAAGTTTCCGTTCCCGTCCGCCACCGTAGTGATGGACCCCTGTCCTGATCGAGGATCTGGCGCCTCAAGCGCCTGCCCTCCTATGTAGTTCACTTCGTACCACTGTTTCGAATAGGACGTAACGGGGACTAGGTAAACTGTGCTCCCTGCACCGAATTTCACATCTCCACCAACGGTCTTCATAAAGACCTGGCCAGTCAATGTGCCAGTCCCTTTTGTCGGAAGAGCGGCAAATTCAGCAGCAGGGAATGGAATTCTCGGGACCGGCGTTTGTTGAGATACGGCACAACCTGACAGCATGATCATTATTGCTGCTATGGCGAATAAACGCATGAAACCTCCTTGATTATCAAAAAGCCCGAGTGCCGGTCGGCACCTGACTACATCGCGCCGCCACGCCAAACGATACGACCGATAATGTCTACGCCGCGCATACCATCATCAGTGACAGGCTGGTCTGGGTATCGATTTTTGTCCTGGTTATCCGACCGAATTAGCCATCCTCCCGATATCTCACGGATAATGCGCTTGAAGATCACCTCTTGGTCGGCATCATACAGGGCGAACATTTTCCCATTCGTCGGCTCCTTGCAGGAAACATCTATCAGGACGACCTCTCCGTCGGAGAGGGTTGGCCAGTTGCTATCTCCCTGGTTGTAGGCTGCGCGAAGATTTTCAGCCCTTAGCCCCATCCGTCGAAGCCAGTCGCGCTTAAATGCCAACCCGCCCCTGACCTCAACATGATCGTTTAGGTAGCCATTTCCTGACGAACCCTTAGCAGTGAGCTGGGGAATAAGCGCGTAGTCGGCCTCTGAAGGAGGCCCTTCATGTGAGGGCAGATCCTTTTCTCCCTTCCCAGTTTCCAGCCATGAGGCGCTGCATTGAAGCACCTTGGCCAAGGCAATCAGGTTCTTCCCTCTGGCCTTGTTGGTGCCATTGGTCCAGTGGGAGAGGGTCCCCTTGGAGACCTTGATCTCTCTGGAGATGTCCGAGGCGCTGATGCCTAAGGCATCCATGCGCTGATTGAGTCTGTCTGAAAAGTCCATGTTTAGGATTCTAAATCCTTGTTGGTTTAGATAACTTGCACACGGCTGTTTATTTTTCTAAACTCCAGCAAAACCAAGGAGGCAGCCGTATGAATTACGAACAGGCGCTCACCCACTTCGGAACAGGGCGAGCGATTGCAAAGGCCCTAGGCGTAAGCCCTGGGCGAATTTCTCAGTGCAAATCGGAAGGTGGGTTTTCCTATCAGCATCAGTGCGTCCTGGAGAAGGCATCCTCTGGCGCGCTTCAGGCCCGTGAAGAAGACGAGCCTCAGCGGATGGCGTCTTGACCATGACAGCCAGCCAATTAAACGCCGAGCGCGATGCAAGGGCACAGGAGTTCGAGTCCCTGATCCTCAACCGACTTTTGTCGGTGGGACAGAAGACCGTCGCCGACGCAATCGGCGTGAGCGAATCGACTGTCAGTCGTTGGAAAGAGGGCGAGATAGAGCGGTGGTGCAAGGTGCTTGCGCTGCTGGAGCTTCAGGTCGTCCCGATGTCGGCTCAGTGCCATCCATCTGAGTACATCCAGGCGCTCAAGACCCTGGCCGAGCTTGGCCTTCAGGCCGAAAAGAAGCGGCCTGGTCCGTTGGGGTGGGATTGAGGGGCGCCGAACGCCGGGCACAAAAAAGCCGGGATTGCGGCCCGGCTCATTGCTACATCAGATGAGGTAACTCTAATGCATCAGATTATCCACGGCAATACCGAAACCGTCGTTCCGAAAAATGCGAACCACGACTTCGTGGCACGCAAAATGAGCACCCTCAAGCTGCGCGATCTCATCAATGATGCCCGCGCGGATGCTGGGGAGCCCAGGGTCAGGAATGATCAGTTTCTTGCTCGTGTCGAAGACGAGTTGGGTGATGAACTTGAGGGGGTGCAAAAATATTACACCCCCTTCCATGGCAACCAGGTCGCCGCCTACGACCTGACTCTTGACCAGTGCGTGCTGGTAGGGATGCGCGAATCTAAGTCGGTTCGCCGAACGGTATTGGCCAAACTGAAGTCCTTCGAGGCCCCTCGTGTTATTGCCACGCTCCCAGACTTCACCAACCCAGTAGTGGCAGCCCGCGCTTGGGCGGATGAGGTGGAGCAGAAACAGGTGGCCCAGCAAGCACTGGCGATTGCTGCGCCCAAAGCAGAGTTTGTCGACAAGTATGTCGAATCCACCGGGCTCAAGGGCTTTCGCCAAACCGCCAAGCTGCTGAGGGCCAATGAGGCCCGATTCCGTGAGTTCTTGCTCGACAAGAAGATCATGTATCGCATGGGCGGCGAGTGGCAGGCATACCAGAACCATATCGACGCTGGACGCTTCGCCGTCAAGACCGGCACAAGCGACAGCGGTCACGCCTTCAATCAAGCCAAATTTACCCCTAAGGGCGTCACCTGGGTGGCCGGCTTGTGGGCGCAGCACAACCTGGAGGTCCAATGATGGCCCGTTCAAGAAACATCAAGCCAGGGTTCTTTTCGAACGAGCATCTGGTGGAGCTGGACTTTGCAACTCGCCTCCTGTTCATCGGCCTTTGGACCGAGGCTGACCGGGAGGGTCGCCTCGAAGATCGCCCGCGCCGACTGAAAATGGCCTTGTTCCCGGCTGACAATGTCGACATGGACCGAATGCTCGATGACCTTGATCACTTGGGGTTCATCAAGCGCTACACCGTGGGCGACGTGAAGGCCATTCAGATCATCAACTGGTCGAAACACCAGAATCCGCACGTCAAGGAAGCCAAGAGCATCATCCCTGAAATGCCCGAGGTAGACGCATGCAAGGGAAAGAATGAGGAAAGCACCGTGCAAGCACCGGACTCGCACAGTTCTTTCCCTGCTGATTCCCTCTCTCTTGATTCCGGATTCCTGATTCCTGATTCCCTCAACCCGTCGCAAGCTCCGGTTGACCGCGCAGAGATGTTCTCGCGGTTCTGGAAGCTGTATCCGCGAAAGGTAGGGAAGGACAAGGCCGAGAAGGCGTGGGCGAAGCTGAAGCTCACTGCCGACCTGTTTGACACGATCGTCAGCGCCCTGGCCAGGCACCGGCAGTTGCCCAGTTGGACCAAGGACAACGGGCAGTTCATCCCGCATGCATCGACATGGCTCAACGGGAAGCGCTGGGAGGATGAGATTGACCTTCCGCGCGGCAATGTCCACCACCTACCAAGCAGCCGCCACCACGGGTTTGCTGATCGCGACTACACCGCAGGCTTGATCGAGCGGGAGGACGGCACCTATGGCTTCTAACGCCCTAAATCTTGAAGTCTGCGACCTGGAACGCCGTTTCGGGATCGTCTCCAAGACTCCCGCAAAATGCGACAAGCACGGCGAGTACGCGGCTGTTTTCCGTAGGAACTCGGACAAGCCCACCGGTTGCCCTGAGTGCTCCAGGGAGGCTGAGGCTGAAAAACTTCGTGATGAGCAGGCCGAAATGTGGCGCCGGAACGAGCGCGAGCGTATGGAGCGTCGGCTCGCTGGAGTAATGATCCCTCCGCGCTTTCAGGGTCGCACTTTCGACTCATACATCGCGCAGAACGATGGCCAGCGTAAAGCGCTGAAGGTTTGCCGAAAGTACGCAGACGACTTCGCCGAGAACAAGCGCCTGGGTCGGTGTCTGCTGCTTCTTGGCATGCCTGGGACCGGGAAGACGCACCTTGCCACTGCAATCGCTGGGCACGTCGTCTGCAACAGCGCTTCGGTGACTGCCGCCTATCGCACGGTGAGCACAATTCTCCAGTTTGTGAAGGGGAGTTTTGATCGCGAAGCCGAGTACACCGAAGCCCAGGCTTTCGAGGCCCTTTGCGCCCCCTCGCTACTGATCATCGACGAGGTGGGGGCAACGAAGCCGACCGACTTCGAGCTTGCAACCCTCTTCAGCGTGATTGATGGGCGATACCAGAACCTAATGCCGACCATCGTGATTTCGAACCTCAAGGCCGAGGAACTGCCCGGAGCGCTTGGAGAGCGCTGCGTCGACAGGTTGCGCGAAAACGGCGGGGTAGCGGTCCGGTTCGACTGGCCATCGAAGCGCTCGGAGGTGCGTCATGACTAAGGCTCACAACGGGAAGATCAGCACCGAGGGATTGGAGCTTCCAAGCGCATGCGACATCTGCGGCAAGTCCCGCGCCCACGGAAGCCACGTGAAGTGCAGCAAGATCCGGCAGGCGCAGTACCAGGCCAAGAGGGCTGCGAAATGAAGCGCTCTTGGACCGTAATCGTAGGCGCCAAGCGCTTCACGATGATCATGATGGAAGACTGCGACCCGATGGATGTCGTGAAGAGCATTTGGCCGGAAGGGAGGGTTGAGTAATGGCTGATCAGAAGAATTATCGCGAGCAGGCTGCCGAGGCATGCATTCGCTTTTCGGCGGTGCTGGACGAGATTAACTCGTTCAAGTCGCAGATAGCCGAAGCGCTAGAAAGGTGTGAGAAGCCATTCGAGATGTTGGCCGGCCAATGTGGGCCAGATCCGATCTATGTGGCGCAGACGCATCTTGGACGCTATTTCCAGAACGGCGGCCGCCTCCCAGTTGATTCATGGCTCGGCGAAGAGCCTGCCGACGAACTTGATAGCGACATCTTCGAGTGTGAGGCCTGCTTAGAGGCTTTCAAGCTATGCATCCAACGCAAGAAGCTCCGGCAGAAGCGCGGTCAGGCGCTGAGACTTGTCCGCTACTACGGACGCAAAGCTCGTGAGGTGACCCGTGGCTGATATCTGCGACATCGCTAACGACCACGCCGAGCGTGAACTCGCTGAACGCCTGTACTCCCGAGTCAAGTACGTCGGCGAGAGCCTGCACCAGTGTGAAGACTGCGGCGAGGAGATCCCGCTAGCGCGGCGCTCGATCATCCCAGGTATTCGTAAATGCCGGGACTGTGCGGAACTGGCTGAGCGGAGGAATGTGTGATGGCCGTTTTCGAACTCCTGCGCATGGAAGGCCTGCGCACCTACGGTCGGCAAGTTGAGGCCAGTTCATGGCGCGACGCCGAGCAGCAATGCCGCGACGGCGAGATCGTAAACGGCGAACTGATCGGTGTGTACGACTGCGATCCGGTAACTGAGGCCGTCTGCACTGCGCGCAATGACGTGATGATTGAGAGTCTGGGGGTGTGCTGTGGCTGACTTCTTCGAACTCTTCGACGAGCCTGGTGCTCAGGTTGCGGACGGTCCGCTCCCGGGAAAGAAAGGGTGGGGAAAGGCACCGTTCTGCGGAAACAAGGCCCACCACTTCGAGCTGGTCTTTGCCGACACCATTGGCCCGCACGGGCGAGAAAAGTACTGGGTAGCTCTCTGTGGTGCGGATGCGGTTACTACCGACAAGGCGCCGATGTTCTCGGCTGGTAGCTGGCAACGGTGCAAGAACTGTGAGCGGAGAGCGAGCCATGACTGACAAGAAGATCGACAAGTTCTGGACTTACATGCTGGCGGCAATCATCGGAATGAGCTTCGCCGCGCTGGCTATCCATCTCTATGACCGATTCTCCGGGAATGGAACAGCCTGGAACTTCTACAGCCCCAATACGAACATGACCTGCCTTGTCGCTCGTAGTCGTGGACAGGAAATTATGGCTTGCCTTCCCGGCGATCACCGGCAGGAGGCAAGCCGTGGCTGATCGAATCGCCGTAAACAGCGCCGCGCGCCTGTCCGAGGCGATCACCCGCCTGACCGCGATGTACCGCGAGAAAAAGTACGTCGTGGTTTCCCTTCGCCCCGGGAAGGACAGAACACTGGACCAGAACGCCCTATGGTTCGCGCTCTACCAGCGGATTGCCCAGATGACCGGAATGGATGACGTAGAGGACGCTCGCCGGTACTGCAAGCTCCATTTCGGTGTGCCGATCATGCGAGCAGCCGATGCCGATTTCCGCGATGGCTGGAACCGCCTGTTCTTGCACCTGGACTACGAAACCAAGATCCGCCTGATGGGCGCCTGCGCCATGTTCGGACCGGATGGCTTCCCCGTGACCAGGCTTTTCAACCGAGCCCAGGGCATCGCCTACACCGACGCCATCGTTGCCGAGTTCTCGGAGAAGGGCGTTTTCTTCAACGATCTTCTTAGCGAGGACGCAGCATGAGCAAGTTCAAGGCGGGCGACCTAGCTCTTTCGCTATCCGGTCCCTTTATGGGCCAGGCAGTTGAGTTAATCCGATTCGTTAACCCTGGCGATATTGTCACAACGATTGATGGCCAGCGCTCATACGTGTTCTGTCCGTCCGAAGGCATTGGTGGCTGGCACGTTACTGTGGGCAACGAATCAGTAGTTCAGTATGAGAAGCACCTCATGCCCCTCCGCGGCGACTTCCATCCCGAGCAGCAGAAGGCGAAGGGGGTGGAGGCATGAAGATCGTCAGCAAGAAGCTGCGCGACTCTGCTCGAGGCCAAGAGTGCGCCTTGCGCCTACCCGGGATCTGCAGCTTCGACCCCGAGCGCACCGTTCTCTGCCATCTTCCGGTTGGGATGAAAGGTGTAGGGATGAAAAGTCCTGACCTTTTCGCCGTGTTCGCAGATGACTGCTGCCATGCCGTTCTTGACGGGCGTGCACCTGGATCGATTGATGGTCGCGACATCCTGCGGGCGTTGGCAGAAACCCAGATGAAATGGATCGAGATGGGCCTTCTTACCGTCAGGGGTGCAGCATGAGCCGCCTCACCTATACCCATGACGGTAAAACAATGAGCCTGCAGGAGTGGGGCGAATTTCTTGGGGTTAAGTGGAAAACGCTGTGGGCCCGCATCAACAGCGGAATGCCTCTCTCCAAAGCGCTCGCAGCCCATGTGGAGAAAAAGAAGCCTGCTCGAGATATGACCCGGGTTATCGAAAAGCTCTGTGTGGCATGCGGCAAGAGCTTCCTCATCCCGAAATGTCGTGATTGGAGAGAAAACAGCTGCTCGAGCGAATGCAAGGTTGCAGCCCGTAAGGCGCGCAGTGCTGCCCTGAAAGCAGAGCGGACTAAGCAATGCGAGCGCTGTGGAACCCCGTTCATTGCCAAGAAAAGTCAGTTGGATGCCGGTCAGGGCCGTTTCTGCAGCCACGAGTGCTCTTTCGAAGGGCATACCAAATTCACCCTCCACACCAAAGAAGCGAAGCAAAAGGCAGCGGCGACATGGAAGGCGAACTTCCTGCGTGGCGCTTTCACCCTGCCGAAGGGCCCGGATAGCCCTTCTTGGAAAGGTGGACGGGCTGCTGTCAATCAGCGGCGAATTGAGAGTGGTGCGTCTGCGGAGAGTCTTCGCCGCTACAGGGCAAAGAATCCAGAGCGCGTCCGTGAATGGTCGCATCAGCGCAGAGGCAAGAAGGTTAGCCGTCTGCCTTGGGGAACAACACAGAAAATTGGAGCTGCTCAGCGGTGGAAGTGCGCGATTTGCAGGGTCTGCGTGAAGAAGGCCTATCACCTGGATCACATCATGCCGTTGAAGCTGGGCGGGGCACACGAGCCAGCAAATCTTCAGCTGCTTTGCCCTGCCTGCAATGTGCGGAAGAACGCCAAGCACCCTGTCGATTACATGCAAGAGAGAGGGTTCCTGATATGAGCCTCGAGATCGTGCGCAAGGCAGCACTCGACACCATCGCCCAGCTAGCGCGCATGGGCCTTATCGATGCGAAGGAGGGGGTATGAGTCTTCTCAAGCATATCTGGTGGGCCGTGCGTCACGGTGACTGGAGCGCCGGCTGGGACCCGCAGTGGGGCAGCAAGCCTGGCGAGCCATTCATCTGGTGCAAGCCGATGTACTACGACGGCCATCACTGCTACCTACGCGTCGGCTACTTCTGGATAGGAGTGACCTACTGATGAGCAACATCCGCAACGTCCAGTGGAACGAAGGGGCGCCGGAGAAGCTTGAGGCCGGGATGCTGGTTGAGGCCAACGATACGAAATCTCCTGACTATCGCATTCGCTTGGTGGGCGATGTGCTTCCCGATGAGGCAACTGATGGCGGCGAATGCCCTCCTTTACTTGATCATATAAAGCGCTGGGCCTGGCTAATCAAGCCTCAAGAACTCGCCTGGCTCGAAGACATGGCAAACAAGCACAAGGCGAGGGCGCGGGGATGAGCGGAATAATCTTCGCGTTGACCCTGACATATGTGGCCTTGTTAGGTGGCTGGTTCGGCCATCTCCTTGGCTACACCAGCGCATCCAACAAGCTTCGCTCAGAACTGCGCGAAGCGTGGGCTGAGCGAGACAAGCACATCCTTCTCCGAAAGCTCCACGTGCCATACGGCGAGGAAGACAAAGCATGAGCGACGACAAAGTTGTTCCGATGAAGAAGCGCGAGGACCGATATGAGGCCCTGATTAGGGACGAAGCGATGTTCGATGAGCTTGTGCTCGGCGCGATCAAGTTCGGCAAGGACCACGGTCTTCCTGAGTCGATGATGAAGGGCATTCTCATGAGCGCGATCATCAATCTTTTGAGCCGGAGGACGGGGCGTGATCATAGGAATTGACCCTGGCTGTACAGGAGCCGTTGTCGTTCTGCGGGACGATTTCTCGTATGTGGCATCACTCGCCATGCCAACCACTAAGGTAGGCACGAAGAGCCGCGTGAACGGCGCCGCTATCGCCGCCTTCTTGCTTGATGAGGTCAGTAGCAAGCCGGCCCATGCATATCTGGAGAAAGTTGGTGCGATGCCGGGGCAGGGCGTCTCATCCATGTTCACCTTCGGACATGCAGCAGGAGTGGTTGAGGGGATTCTCCAGGGACTTGGCATTCCCTATACCCTCGTAACGCCTCAGGCATGGAAGAAGCGCGCCGGCCTAATTGGAAGCGACAAGGATGCTGCGCGCAGTCGCGCTATCCAGCTCTATCCAACACTTCGAGAGTTAGATACGAAATGCCGTGGTCAAGCGATTGCGGACGCCATTCTCATCGCCAGGCATGGAGAAAGCGCATGACTGAAGTGACTGTAAATACATCCATCGATCAGACCCTTAGCGAGCGCGGTAGCCGATATGGATCATTCATGGACCACGCGCGCATTGCGCAAAGGCTCCAGGATGTCATGCGGGAAGAAAAGGGATGGTACGCACTCCAGCATGACCAGCGTCAAGCGCTTACGGTGATAGCAGACAAGATCGCACGGATGCTCAATGGGAAGCCTGACTACCGAGATAACTGGCACGACATTGTTGGCTACGCGAAGTTGGTAGACGACAGAATGGCAGCGCAGGAGAACCTCTGATGTCCACTCGCAGTTTCAGTGATGATGATCTCATCGAAGCCCTGAAGAGCATGACGAACTCCCAGGCAGCAAAGCACTTCGACGTCAGCAAGAGGCAGATTGAGCGTCGGCGAGCGGCTCTTGTGCGCAAGGGCTGGAGTCCTGCGCATGACCTGCACCATGCTGTTCCGGACGGGTACATGCTGAAGGGCGCGTCGACGCTCTACAAGGAAGGTAAGCCCGTTCTCCAGTGGGTTAAGTCGACCGTTGACGAAGAGCGGCAGCGCGAACTGTTCGAGTCGTCCTGCAAAGCTGCGGTGAAAGACCTTCCTGTCGTAGTGCCTAAAGAGGCCCGCGGGAAGCACGTCGATCACCTGATGACTGTATACCCAATAGGTGATCCTCACTTCGGCGAATACATCTGGGGCGACGAATGCGGCAGGGATTGGGATCTGTCGATTGCTGAGCGCATTCACTGCCAGGCTATGGCGGCACTCGTCGATGCTGCGCCGAAGACAGAGCGCGCGCTGATCATCAACCTGGGCGATGCCGCGCACTATGACTCGATGATTGCTGTCACTCCACGCTCAGGCCATCACCTGGACGCCGACAGCCGCTATGCCAAGATGGTCGACGTGCTGATCCTGGCAATGCGTCAGGTCGTCGAATCAGCGCTCAAGAAACACCGCTATGTCCACGTCGTCCACGTCATCGGCAATCACGACGAAACGGGTGCGGTCTGGCTCAGCCGGCTGTTTGCCCATCTCTACAGCAAAGAGCCCCGCGTGACGGTGGAAACCTCGCCGAGCGTGTTCAGCTACTACCGCTGGGGCAAGACCCTGATCGGCATGCACCACGGCCACACGGCCAAGGCTCATGTCCTGCCCGGCGTAATGGCTACCGACAGGGCGAAGGACTGGGGCGAAACCACGCACCGTTACTGGTACACAGGCCACATCCACCACGAAAGCAAGAAGGAATTCCCGGGCTGTGTAGTCGAGTCGTTCAACACTCTCGCCCCGGCTGACAGCTACGCACACAGCGGCGGCTATCGCGCTCGGCAGAACATGAAGTGCGTGGTGCTTCACAAGGAGCACGGCGAAGTCGCACGGCACACGGTTAGTCCTGACATGTTGGAAGGGGAAGGGGAAGGGGAAGCGGCATGACTATCTATCGCGACGCAGCGCACGCAATCGCTCGAATCATGAGTATCGAGACCATTGACGGGACGAATAAGGCTCTCTGGCAGCAGCAGTATGAATCGGGATATCAGGAAGAGCCTGTAGCGGCGAATCCCTGCCCACTCAGCGCTCAGGAACGACTGACCCAGGACGCGATGACACGTGCGATGATCCACCGCGAGTTACCGCCATCGCTCTGGTATGCGCTGGTTGCAAAGTACAGCATCAATGACGCCGAAGTGGTTGATGCCATCCGTTGGCTTGTTCCAAAGGCGGTTACACCAGCACATCATCTGTTCCGCATGAAGTGCGTTACTGCCTGGGCGATCCCGCAGAAGCGCGGTGTGAAGGAGGGCGCCAAGACTTCCCGTCGCGGCCTTCCTGACTCGTTTTATCAGGTGCATACGTGGGATGCCGATGGGACTCCCGAAGGCACTCTGCGGCGCTGGAAACACCTTACAAACAAGTGGCTTAAGGAGCAGATAGACTTGGCATTCCGTGAAGTAACCACTTTGTTAGATAAAGATTCGCTTATTGTTCGTATCGCTGCATAAACTATTTGACAGTGAGCGAACAAGCGAACAGAATATATTCATCTTGCGGTAATGCCGCATAAAAGAGCCAACGTCGACTTTGTAGCGCGGTGTGGGAAAAGCGGGGTGAACACCTCAAGTTTCTCTAGCTGCAATGTTGATAGGCCCTAATCGGGCCACCTATCCTTCGGGTCGCGTTGCGACGCGTCCGGGATCGCCTTGGACACGCAGGCGTTGGGAGCCGGTGGAACCCCGGCATTCACGCATGCGGCAGAAGAAAGCAAGGGTCACCACTGGTGATCAAGGCGAAAGCCCCGGCTACTTGCTCTGCGGGCGTGACGCCGGGTTCGCCCGGCACCTATTCCGCGGCTCTAGCTCAACTGGCAGAGCGCTGTCCTTCCAAGTCAGATGTTGCGGGTTCAAGTCCCGCGAGCCGCTCCAAACTCGATTCAATGACGTGTAGCTCAGAGGTAGAGCGGTCGGCTGTTACCCGATTGGTCGATGGTTCGATCCCATCCGCGTCAGCCAATAAGCCGGTATGGCGCAACAGGGAGCGCTGCTGATTTGTAATCAGAGGGTTGCGGGTTTGACTCCTGCTGCCGGCACCACACTACAAGGCCCAGGCAATGACCTGGGCTTTCTGCATCTGGAGTACGTGAATATGGCCGAGCCGAGTGGTGCGGTAGCAGTCGCCGGCTTGGTCGGTATTGGTGCGTCTGCGTTGATCCCTGGCATTGATGCCAATGCAGTGATCGGGGCTTTTGCTGGGGCTATCTTCTTCGTGGTGTACGCCAAGGACATTTCGGCCTGGGCGCGCCTCGGTTACTTCGTCGTGTCCTGGATCGTTGGCTACTACGTCGCCGGCGAAGTCATCGGGCGAGAGTGGGCCAGAACATCGGGCCTGGTCGCGTGTGGCGGGGCATTGTTCTGCGTCGCAGTGGGCACCAGCTTGCTGGAGTGGGTGCAGGGAGGGAAGACGCCTGGTTGGCTCCGCTTCATTGCGGACCGCTTTGGAGGTCGTAATGGTTGACCCTTGGACTCTGGTGGCTGCGATGATCTGCGGCGCCATCTGCATGAGGCTGGCGACATACCGCCGACAAGGTGCGAGGTATCGCCGGGGCGTTTCCTGGCTCGCCTACCTTCTGTGCGTAGGCAGTGGATGCTTCGCCCTGAGCGTGATGCTCGATGCGCTCCACGGCTACAGGCTGAACCCTGTCTCACCCTGGCTGACCCTGGTCCTGGCGATCCTGCTCGGTCTTGTGTGTCGTGCGCGGGGGAATCTGGCCCACATTCTGAGGGTGTACTGATGGATGCTCCGCTTCTACTAAAGAACACAGGCACGAGCCTAATCTTGTGTGATGCCAACGGGAGGCCGCTCCCTGGCCAGCTTTCCTTGAGCATCAGCAACGATGGTCTCGTTCCAGCTGTCACGGTCACGTTCGCACTCGACAATGAGCGTGTGAGGCTTTGCGGGGAAGGAGTGGAGTCGAAAGAGCCGTGTATCGAGCCGTTTAGCTGGGACCTGGTGGCCGGCACACGCGGGAAAGGACAAATCTGATGACCAAATGCACCTTCTGCAACAAAACGCGCGAATGGGCGAAGAAGTGGGCGCGGGTTGCCGTAGAGCGGGCGGCGTCTGCTATTGCCGTCAAGCCGAAGCAAGCTGGAGTTGATGATGAGCGATAGCCAGAAGTCTCTGTTGGTACTCAGCACCGACTTGGCTCTGTCCCAGGAGAAGGTCGAACAGTTGAGTGAGCGTCTCCAGCCGATAGCGGAGAGCCTTGGTTGCAAGCCTTTAGTCCTGAGTGGCGGTTTTCAGGTCGGCATCCATAGCGATATCCGCCCACTGCTCGGAGACCTGCTCGGTGAGCAGCGCAAGACCAACCAACTGTTGCACCTGCTGATCCAGGCTCTCGCCGAGGATGGTGATGATCGTGAAGCCGCGCCCACCAGCTACCTGAGTGGAGAGCCGATCTGATGTCGGTATTTATGGGAGCCGCCAGGGAGACCCAGATAGCTTCTGTCCGGGTGCGACGCGGCTGGTTCGGCAAGCTGGTTGTCCAGGTTCGCTACAAGATCGAGCGGCCCGAAAGCCCGCTCCCTGGCCGGGAGTTGATCTACCACGTATGCGGGCTCTCGCCATGGCGAGACGCCAACGCAAATGATTTCGCTGAGTCGCTGCTGGTCGCGAAACTCATCGGTATGTCTGATGAAGGAAAGCCGACATGAAGAACCGTCCAATTCCTGCTGGCGTCGAGATCAACCCCGGTCGTGCCTGGACCCCTGATGACGTAACCGGATACAGCGAAGAAGTGGATAGTGCGATAAAGGTTCTGGAACCCCTGCTGCGATCTGGCCTCCTGGCTCTCCATCCTGATGAATGGCAGGGTGGCAAGCTCTCATTCCTCAGGCCAGCACAAGCCAGGCTTCAAGGGTGGACTCCGCCGAGTCAGGAACGCCTCAATGCCTGACCTCCCTCAGCGTCACACCAAGCCAAAGGCCAAGGGAGTGACCAAGCACGAGGTAGAGGACAAAGCATGGGGGAATGGGCGCGGTGGCAGGCCGTGGCGCCGCAAGCGTGAGCGCATCCTCAAGCGAGATGGCTACATGTGCCAGTGCTCAGAGTGCAAGGGAGTGAAGAGGATCGCCACAGAGGTGGACCACATCATCCCGCTGAGCCAAGGCGGCACTGATGATGACTCGAACCTGATGGCTATTGCTGGCCACCCATGTCATGCGAGGAAGACGGCGAGGGAGTCGGCGGCATCTAGGAGATAGTCGGGTTCCATAAGCGATTGTGCACGACGATTCGAGATATTTACGAATAATGGCAGTGGTTTTCACTGGATTCGTGCGGTTTTACCGAAAAATCGAGTTAAATGAGAAAAAGTCTCATTTATAGGGGTGGGGCGGGTCAAAACCTTAGAACCTTTCGTTAGGACACCGCGCCCCCAAGTCACTTTCCATTTCCACAGAATTTAGGTTTCAAGATGGCACGACACAAACAGCCAGATGTCGTCGCCAAGTTCAAAGGCGCCGACAAGAAAAACCCCCAGCGCTACCGGCAGGAGCCGGCAAAGGGAGAGGGGGAGATCGGCGAAGCGCCAATCCATCTGCAAGGACCAGCTCGCCTCGCATGGAAAGAGTTGTGCGCTCAGTCGATCAAGGGCGTTCTGACGGGATCGGACCGGATCATCCTGGAGGTCACCGCGAACCTGCTCGCTGAATACCGTGCCAACCCGACAGAGTTCGCGGTTGGCAAGTACACCCATCTGATCGGAAACCTGGCCCGGCTTGGACTAACGCCGTCCGACCGCCAGAAGTTCGGCCTGGAAAAGCCGAAGGAGAAGGACGAGTTCGAGGATTTCTGAGATGACCCCCAGCGACATTGCGCGACAGTACGCTAGCGATGTCGTGAGTGGGGGTATCGTTGCGTGCCGGTATGTGAAGCTTGCATGCCAGCGCTTCCTGAATGACTTGGACCGCCAGGGCGATGACGATTGGCCATACGTTTTCGATGAGGCCAAGGCAGATCGTGCTGTCAAGTTCATGCAGCTCATGCCTCACACCAAAGGCAAATGGAGCGCTTCGAAGTCGAAGCTAGTGTTCGAGCCTTGGCAGGTATTCATCGAGGCCAACATCTTCGGCTGGGTGAAGAAGGACACCGGCAAGCGCAGGTTCCGCGAGGCCTACGAAGAGATTCCCAGGAAGAACGGGAAGTCGGCCCGTCTTGCCGCGAGAGGGATTTACTTGTTCGCCGCAGATGGCGAGTCGGGGGCCGAGGTCTACTCCGGCGCCACCACCGAGAAGCAGGCCTTCGAGGTTTTCCGTCCAGCGTGGATGATGGCGCACAAGCTGGAGAACCTGCGTAACCGATTCGGTATCGAGCTTTCTGGCAACCAGAAGAACCCTGGCCCCATGTTCGTCATGGAGGACATGTCGAAGTTCGAGACGGTGATCGGCAACCCAGGGGACGGTGCAAGTCCCCATGCGGCCCTGGTGGACGAGTACCACGAACACGACACGGATGCCCTGGTTGACACCATGCAGACCGGCATGGGCGCTCGGGAGCAGCCTTTGCTGTCGATCATCACGACGGCGGGTTCGAATCTCGGCGGACCCTGCTACGAGAAGCGACGGGATGTGATCCGAATTCTCGAGGGGCAGACGATCGATGAGACGATTTTCGGGATCATCTACACGATCGACGAGGATGATCCGTGGGATGACCCGGCCAGCCTGATCAAGGCCAATCCGAATTACGGAGTGTCGGTCTTCCCTGACTTCCTCCTGGCCCAGCTCCAGCAGGCCAAGCGTTCGGCGTCGAAGCAGAACGCCTTCCGCACCAAGCACCTGAACCAGTGGGTGGGGGCTAGGACGGTCTGGATGAACATGCTGGCCTGGCAGCGGCAGAAGCGCGACTTCACGATTGCGGACATGGCCGGATGTCGCTGCTGGATGGCGCTTGATTTGGCAAGCAAGAAAGACGTGGCCGCCTTAGTGATGCTGTTCGAGAAGGCGGGGCAGTTCTACTGCACCCCCCGCTTCTACGCTCCGGAGGCTGCCGCCGAGGAAAACGAGAAGTATCAGAACTTCGCGCTTGAGGGTCACCTGGTCCTGACTCCAGGGAGCATGACGGACTACGCCTTTATCGAGGCAGACATCCTTGACCTAGCAAAACAGATCGACCTGCAGGATTCCGCCTTCGACGACTGGCAGGCCAACTACCTGATTACACGCCTCTCGAACACCTCAATCCCGGTCGTGGACTTCAACCAGACGGTGAAGAACATGAGCGACCCGATGAAGGAGGTGGAGGCGAGGGTGATAGCGCGGACACTCTGGCATGACGGAAACCCAGTCATGACCTGGATGATGGGCAACGTGGCGGCAAAGATCGATGCCAAGGAAAACATCTACCCGCGCAAGGAAAACGACAACGACCCCAACTGCAAGATCGATGGTCCAGTGGCCTTGATCATGGCTATGGGGCGCGCCCTGGTTGCCGGCGTTGATGACGGCGACGACTTCATGAACGCCATACGGAACCCGATCATCGCATGAACATCGCTACTGGCCTCTACCTCTTCTTTGGCGTCCTTGGTCTGGCTCTTTTCGTAGTCGGAACCTTCGTGCTGCTGGGGCTCGGCTGGGCGCTCATTTCCGGTGCGGCGTCGGCGTTCGCCATAGCGGCGTTTATTCGCAAGGGGCTGACCAGTGAGTAAGAGTCTCGGAAAAGTCCTGAGCAGTGCTACGTCTGCGCCCAGGTCTTCATTGTTCGGCTGGGGGGGGAAGACCATCCGCCTGACAGATGGCGCGTTCTGGTCGCAGTTCCTGGGGCGGGAGTCGTCTAGCGGGAAAAAGGTCACTGTCGACAAGGCAATGAAGCTGTCTGCGGTATGGGCTTGCGTTCGCTTGATCTCTACTTCTGTCGCCGGTCTTCCGCTGGGAGTGTACGAGCGGAAAGCGGACGGGAGCAGAGTCGATGCTCGGTCGTTCCCGCTCTACGATGTTGTTCACAACAGCCCCAACGACGACATGACGGCCTTCCAGTTCTGGCAGGCCATGGTCGCATCAATGCTGCTTTGGGGTAACGCATACGCGGAGATTCGCCGCGCTGCTGGCAGACCGGCTGCGTTGGACTTCCTGCTTCCATCGAGGATCGACCTGGAGTGTGATGACAACGGTCGGCTGAAGTATTTCTATACGCCAAAGAAGGGTGCTCGTAGAGAGATCGAGCGTACCAACATGCTGCACATCCCGGCGTTCACGCTGGATGGTCGAATTGGTCTCTCTGCAATCAGGTACGGAGTTGATGTCTTCGGCTCGGTCATGTCGGCGGAGGACGCAGCCAACGGCACATTCAAGAACGGACTTCTACCCACGGTCGCCTTCAAGGTTGATCGCATTCTCCAGCCTGCGCAGCGGGAGGAGTTCAGGGAGTATGTGAAGTCCGTGTCGGGCGCGATGAACTCCGGAAGATCCCCGGTTCTGGAGCAAGGGATTACCCCTGAAACCATCGGCATCAATCCGGTCGATGCTCAGTTGCTGGAGACGCGAGAGCATGGGGTGATCGAGATTTGCAGATGGTTTGGGGTACCGCCCTGGATGATCGGCCAGACCGACAAGGGGAGCAACTGGGGGACAGGGCTTGAACAGCAGATGCTCGCGTTCCTGACATTCTCGATCAGTTCGATCACCAATCAGATTCAGCAGTGCGTCAACAAGCGGCTGCTAACTGCGCCCGAGCGGATTCGCTATTACGCCGAGTTCTCCCTTGAGGGATTCCTGAAGGCTGATAGCGCTGGTCGCGCTGCCTGGTACAGCACCATGGCGCAAAACGGCTTCATGACCCGCAACGAAGGTCGCCGGAAAGAGAACCTGCCAGAACTCCCCGGCGGAGACATTCTCACCGTCCAGTCCAACCTGGTTCCCCTAGAGCAACTGGGGGGGGCAGCGAAAGAAAGCTCTCCGCCGTAGAGGCGGTTCAAAAGGCCTACCTCGGCGTTGGGAAGATGATCACCGCCGACGAAGCGCGACAACTCGTAAATCAGCATGGTGCAGGACTGAAAGTTCCTGGGCCCGACTTCGAAGAAACACAGGAGTAACCCATGACTCTGCGAAATCTTCCGGCAGCGCCGGAGGCTCGCCCGCGCTCGGGCGTCCAGTGCGACCTGGCGCCCAAAGCGCTAGATGCATGGCGTCCTGAGCTTCGAGCAGCTTCTGGCGATAACCCGGACTCCACGATCACCATCTACGAGCCGATTGGCTACGACTGGTGGACTGGTGAAGGCGTCACGGCAAAGCGCATTGCTGGAGCTCTGCGCGCCATAGGCAGCGATGTCGATGTGACCGTGAATATCAACAGCCCCGGCGGCGACGTATTCGAAGGCCTGGCTATTTACAACCTGCTGCGCGAGCACAAGGGCAAGGTCACGGTGAACATCATCGGCCTGGCTGCCTCTGCCGCCTCTTTCATCGCCATGGCGGGGGATGAGATCCGCATTGGCCGCGCCGCCTTCCTGATGATCCACAACGCCTGGCTGATCGCCATGGGCAATCGGAACGACCTGCGCGAGATCGCCGACTGGCTGGAGCCATTCGACATGACGCTGGCTGACATTTACGCACAGCGCACGGGAATCGACATCGACGACATCGTTAAGCAGATGGACGCCGAGACCTGGATCGGTGGGCGTGAGGCCGTCGACAAAGGGTGGGCAGATGCCTTCCTGGAGTCCGACGAGATCTCCAGCGCCCCCAGCAACCGCAGCGAAGCCATCTTGGCCAAGCGCCGAATGGATGCCGCCCTGGCTCGCAGCGGCATGCCGCGAAGCCAGCGCAATGAACTCATCAACGACTTCAAGACCAGCATGCTTGGCGCTGCTGGCGGGGGTGGTGACACCCCGACCGATATGCCTGGCGCTGTCGCTCCTGACCTCTCCGCTGCACTACGGGCAGCACAAGACATCACTAAATTCCTCCAAGGAGAATCGCAATGAGCGACTTCGAGAAACAAATCGGCGAACTGAACACCAGCCTCAAGCAGGTCGGCGATCAGATCAAGGCCCAGGCCGAACAGGTCAACACCCAAATCGCCAACTTCGGCGAGATGAACAAGGAAACCCGCGCCAAGGTCGACGAACTGCTGACCGCTCAGGGCGAACTGCAAGCACGGCTGAGCGCCGCAGAACAAGCCATGCTGGCCAACGAGAAGCGTGACGGCGGCGAGGAAGCACCGAAGACCGCCGGCCAAATGGTCGCAGAGAGCCTGAAAGAACAGGGTGTTACCAGCTCCCTGCGCGGTTCGCATCGCGTATCCATGCCGCGCTCGGCCATCACCTCCATCGACAGCTCTGGCGGTGCCCTGGTTGCTCCTGATCGTCGCCCTGGTGTCGTTACAGCTCCGCAGCGTCGGCTGACCATCCGCGACCTGGTTGCGCCGGGCACCACTGAATCGAACTCCGTCGAGTACGTTCGCGAGACCGGCTTCGTTAACAATGCCGCTCCTGTTTCGGAAGGCACCCAGAAGCCGTACTCGGACCTGACCTTCGAGCTGGAAAACGCGCCGGTTCGCACCATCGCCCACTTGTTCAAGGCAAGTCGCCAGATCCTGGACGACGCATCGGCCTTGCAGAGCTACATCGATGCGCGCGCTCGCTACGGCCTGATGTTGGTCGAAGAAGGTCAACTGCTATACGGAAACGGAACCGGTGCCAATCTGCACGGCATCATTCCGCAGGCACAGGCCTACGCTCCGCCGAGCGGCGTAGTGGTGACTGCCGAGCAGCGAATAGACCGCATCCGCCTGGCGATCCTTCAGGCGCAACTGGCCGAGTTCCCGGCCAGCGGTATCGTGCTCAACCCCATCGACTGGGCGCTGATCGAGCTGACCAAGGACGCCGAGAACCGCTACATCATCGGCAGCCCGCAGAACGGCACCACTCCGACCCTCTGGCGTCTGCCGGTGGTGGAAACCCAGGCCATCACTCAGGACGAGTTCCTGACCGGAGCGTTCTCGCTCGGCGCCCAGATCTTCGACCGCATGGATATCGAGGTTCTGGTCTCCACCGAGAACGACAAGGACTTCGAGAACAACATGGTAACCATCCGCGCTGAAGAGCGACTGGCCTTCGCGGTCTATCGGCCTGAGGCGTTTGTCACTGGTTCGCTGACCGCCAGCTGACTGGAAGGGGCCGGTATCCCGGCCCCTCTTTCTTTGAGGTGATTATGTCTGACGTAATGATCAAGCCGGTTCGTTCATACCTAGACGGCGGTCGCGTGAGAAAGGCTGGTGGTGATGCATACCTCGCATCCGAGCACCTGGCTCGCCAGTTGGTGGCCCGAGGTTTGTGCCAGATTGTGGAATCAGAGATCCCAAAGCCTGTGGCTGGCGAGTCGCTGTCTGCCTTGCAAGTGGCCCCAGCCTCACAGCAGAAGACTGCGAACGAGTCCGAGAGTGGCGGAACTCCTCGCCGCAGAGGGCGGCCATCTGCACGAACACAACGTTCCGACTGACTCCCTGGGCTGATGCGCTGTGGGCAATGGATAAAGTCTGGTGGGAGAGATACGCCGCCGAGGCTAAAGCAAACTTCTGCGGTGAGCTTCTGACACTCAGCGCCAATCCCTTCGGCATCAAAACGGCACGCATTGAGCACTACAGGAACTCAGGCGGCGGCGCAGTTTCTTTGGCCATAGCCAGGGGCGCCAAGCGAATCATCCTTCTCGGCTACGACATGCAGAAAACTGGCGGGATGTCTCACTGGCATGGTGATCACCCCAGAGGACTGGGTAGTGCAGGGAAGATATCCGAGTGGCCGGTAGAGTTCGAAAACCTGAAGCGCAAGAACCCTGGTATAGAAATCATCAATTGCACACGCGAAACGGCGCTTACCTGTTTCGCGCGTAGACCGCTGGAGGACGCGCTGAATGAGCCTGATCCCGCTTGATACGGCAAAGTCCTTTCTTGATGTGATCCACGACTGGGATGACGCCAAGCTCCAATTGCTGCTGGACGGGGCCGAAGACGAGGCCTGCCAATTCATGTGGCGCCAGTCTCTTGATGGCCTTTGCAATTGCGAAGAGAGCAGTGAGGTAGTCAGCAGCGAGCCAGGCATTCCGCCTAGCGTGGTCATCGGAGTGCTTCTTTTGCTTCAGGCCAGCTATCAGGCTGCTCCCGAAGAAATCGCAACGCTGCGCAAGGCGGCCGAAGTGAAGCTGATGCCGTACAGATGCGGCTTGGGGGTTTGAATGCTGGCCTACCGTATGCGCCACCGCATTCAGTTTCAGCGGCAGGTCCAAACACAAGACCCTGATACGGGGGAAATGGTGACGACCTGGGAGGCCGTTCTGTTCTCTGGTCGCGCCGACCTTCCCGCCGAGGTTCTGACTGGCTCAGGTCGCGAGTTGATCGCTGCCGATGCCACGCAGGCGGAGACCACTGCCAGGATCAATTGTCGGTGGTTCCCCGTAGAACGGTTGGAACTGTACACCTGGCGGGTCATCTGGGATGGCCGAGTCTACAACATCACCAGCGCAGAGACCGATGTCACCGCTCGCCGTGAGTGGCGTCTGCGCTGTTCTGATGGATTGACGGACGGCCGGTAACTATTTGGCTCGCAAGGGCACCTAACACGCAGCTAGGCCCGTACAGCCGAACGGCGGATGTCGCTCATCCGTCCGCCCCGCTGCGTCTCTACTCGGCCGCCAGGCCAATCAAATAAGCAGGCTAGGTTCGCTACCGAAAAGGGTCGGTCCGCTCCGCCTACGCCCCTGCCTGCTTACCTATTCCAGGCGGAAGGAGCTATATCCATGACCGATGTTATTCAGCTTGTTCACTCCGCCGGCGAGGCGCGCGTCGATAGTCGCGTGATTGCCGAGCAACTAGGGGTTAAGCACAAGCACAGCTTTGCCCTTGTCACGCGCTATCAGCGGAAGTTTGAGGAACTTGGCCAACTGCCGTTTCAAAAGGAAGTTGGTCGGCGGGCCCAAGGCGGCGGCAGGGCTGAGCGTTTCGCATTGCTGAATGAAGATCAGGCGTACTTTCTCCTGAGCCTTTCCCGGAATAGCGACCTGGTGGTCGACCTCAAGCTCCGGCTGGTGAAGGCTTTCCGCGACGCCCGTAATCAAGCCGGCCTGGACAGCGTGATGGGTATGATCCTGCTGACGGCTCCTGCTCCATGGGAGAAGCGCTTCGGCGATGACTACTACCGTGCTCTGGCCAGGATCACCGGCACCGTTTTCGAAGGTCATGCCAAGGGAACGCCGGCTATCTATGGCCAGATCACCGACCGCTGGATTTACGCCGCCATCCTGCCGAAGGAGGTGCATGCCGAGCTAAAGGCTCGCCGCGGTGAAAGCGAAAGGATGCACCAGTGGCTGACCGATGGAGGCCGTGATCGGCTCGACCAGCAAATCCGCATGGTCACGCTGATCGCGGATAGTTCGATTGACCGCAAAGACTTCGAAGCTAGGTGCATGCAGGCATTCGGGCTGCCGGGCCAGCTCCGCCTGATCTATCCGCAAGCCGCCTAACCCCGCCCTGACGAACGAAAGCCCGCCTTGAGCGGGCTTCGTCGTTTCTGGAGATCATGAAATGACCGACGAAGCAATCGAACAAGAAATCCAAGCCAAGGGCCTGACTGCGCCACGCATCACGCCGGCAGACATCGAGGCGAATATCGCTGGCGAGTACTACTTCACTGCGGCTGATGGTGTGAATCAGAGGCCTGACTGCAATCCTGACGCCGTGGTTGCGGGCGTACATGGATCGCTCGGCCTGCTGACCTTCTGCGTACTGGTACTGAAGAACGGCTTCACCGTCACCGGCGAGTCGGCCTGTGCGAGCCCGGCGAACTTCGACGCGGAGATCGGCCGGAAAATCTCCCGGCAGAATGCCGTCTCCAAAATCTGGCCACTGATGGGCTACGAACTGCGTAGCAGACTGGCTGACTGATCCATGCTGATCCGTGGAATGCTCGGCCTCGGCGACTCGATCTATTCCAGGGCATTCCTGAGGAAGTACCCAGGCGCATTCCTCGAAACACCCTGGCCAGAGCTTTACCTCGACCTCGACGTGAAGTGCGTTCGCCCGGCGACGCAGTTGAGAACCCAGGCCAAGAACATCCAGCGCGAGCACGACTGGCACCGCCCTGTCGGCGGCGGCCAAATGCGCATCGCCTACGGCCGAGACCCGATCATTCAGGGGCTGCGCAAGGCGTTCCGTTGCGAACCCGGCGAGTTCGACCTGCCGGACTTTGGTCCTCCGCCAGTCGATGGGCGCTATGTGCTGGTTCGCCCAGCCACGGTTCGCGCTGAGTGGCGCGCAGACACGCGCAACCCACTGCCCGAGTACATCGCCAGCGCTGCCTCAGAGATGCGCCGCAGGGGCTGGAAAGTGGTTTCCGTGGCAGACCTAGAGCCGGGCAAGGAATGGGCGCTTGATCCACTCCCGCCGGCAGACATCCAGTTCCACAAGGGCGAACTGCCGGTTGAACAACTGCTGGCGCTGCTCCAGCACGCAGATGCCGTGATTGGCGGCATCGGCTGGATCGTTCCGGCCAGCATCGCCGCCAAGGTGCCGGCCTGGATCATCTGCGGCGGCCAGGGCGGATACAACTCGCCAGAACACATCACCGACAAGTGCATGGACCTGTCCCGCATCACCTTCGCGGCACCCGACAGGTTCTGCCGCTGCACCCTGAAACAGCACACTTGTGACAAAAGGATCGCCGATCATGACGCACGCTTTGCCGCCTGGGCTGACCGACTGCCTGCTCTGGTCTGAAGAGCTTGGCATGGGCTTCCACCCGCGCCCTCCGATGGACTATAGCGGGCCGTATTTCGAGAAGTACCAGCTGCTTGACGCTACCCCGATGGGCGCTGCGCTGACCCAGGCCCGTCTTGATCTGGTGCGCCGTCACTTTGCCGGCCAGGTGGTAGACATCGGTATCGGAGGAGGCCGTTTCGTCACCGAGTCCGGCGCCATGGGTTTCGACGTGAACCCGGAAGCGGTGGACTGGCTGAGGGCGCAGGAGCGCTACTACGACCCATACCAGCATCATGCAGAAGCTGTGACCTGCTGGGACAGCCTGGAGCACATCCCGGAGCCGGAGAAACTGCTGGACCACGTTGGCGAGTGGTTGTTCGTGTCGATGCCGATCTACAAGGATCAGACCGACTGCCTGGCCTCCAAGCACTACAAGCCGGGTGAGCATATCTGGTACCACACGATGCACGGTTTGATCGGATGGTGCGAACGTCAAGGTTTCGAATGTGTCGAGGTAAGCGACCAGGAGTCGAAACTTGGCCGAGAAGGCATCACCAGCTTTGCGTTCCGGAGAGTCCATGGCTGATACAGTTGAGTTCAGCATCACCGGTCTAGATTCACTGCTTGGCAAACTGGACTCGGTTACGGATGACGTGAAGCGGAGGGGCGGACGAGCCGCGTTACGTAAGGCTGCAATGATCGTGGTTCAGGCAGCGAAGCAGGGTGCGGAGAAAGTCGACGATCCAGGAACCGGCCGGAGTATTTCCGACAATATCGCGTTGCGCTGGAACGGTCGTCTGTTCAAACGCACGGGCGACTTAGGGTTCAGAATTGGCGTTCTGCATGGTGCCGTTCTTCCCAAGAAAGGGGAGCGCTCGGACAAGACTGCGAATGCCCCGACGCCGCACTGGAGACTTCTTGAGTTCGGGACAGAAGACATGCGGGCTCAGCCTTTCATGCGAAGCGCTCTGGCAGACAACATCGCAGAGGTCACAGGTACATTCGTATCTGAATACGAGAAAGGCATCGATAGGGCCATCAAGCGCGCAGCCAAGAAGGCTGCACAGGGGTGAGTATGTACCCGCCAATCTTTAAGGTCTGCTCAAGTAGCCCTGCTGTCACCGCGATCCTTGGCGCGTCCCCGCTGAGGATGTACCAGTTTGGCCTGGCCCCCCAGCTCGTCGTTAAACCGTACGCAACATGGCAGACCATATCGGGATCGCCAGAGAACTACCTATGGGGTCGCCCTGACGCCGATGGTTTCACCATCCAGGTGGACATTTTCTCAGCCACCGCTGCGGAGGCCAGAGATGCAGCAAAGGCCATCAGGGACGCAATTGAGCTTTCAGCTTATGTAGTCCGCTGGGGAGGGGAGTCTGTTGACCCTGATACCAAGACCTACCGAGTCAGCTTTGACGTCGACTGGATAGTCCAGAGATAGACCAACCAATACCGACCAACCCGCCTTGAGCGGGTTTTTTTGTGCTTCAAGAAACCCGCCACAGGAGAAACACAATGGCAATTTTGGCTCAAGGAACCCAGATCTATGCCCTGGTTCCGTCCAGAGATTCTAGCGGCAGCCCGACTGGTAACTACGAAGTCATCGAGGTCGAGTGCGCTACCGCCTTCAACCCTGGCGGCAACCCTGCCGACCAGATCGAAACCACATGCCTCAGCGAAACTGTTCGGCGCTACCTGCGCGGACTGCGCACGCCGGGACAGGCGTCGCTGACCCTCAACGCTGACCCGCGCAACAGTTCCCATATCCGCCTCTACCAACTGTCCGAGTCCGACGACCAGATCGATCAGGACATCGCTTTCGCGGTTGGCTGGTCTGACGGTATTGGCGTTGCACCAACCGAGGCACAGGACAGCAACGGTGATTGGGACTTCGTTCTGCCGCCGACGCGTACCTGGTTCGTCTTCCGCGGCTATGTGAGCGACTTCCCGTTCGATTTCGCAGCCAACGCTGTGGTGACCTCTACCGCAACCATTCAGCGCTCCGGCGGTTCCGCCTGGATTCGCAAATCCGCTTAAGGAGTGGTCATGCATCTGTCGATTGATTCCCTAAAAGAAGCTGGCGCCTTCACCGGCGCCCCCATCGAAAAAGAGATCACCTGGAAGCAGGGCGACAAGGAACTGACCGCAACCGTCTACGTCCGGCCACTGTCGTATAGCACCGCTGTTTCTGACCTTCTGGCAATGAATGGCAAGGTGGATGGCGTAGCGGGTCGGATCGCTGCGTCAATCGTGGATGAAGAGGGTAAGCCGGTATTCACGCCGGCAGATATCACCGGCGAGGCCGATCCCGGTCGCGGCGCGCTGGATGGAAACCTGACCATCGCCCTGCTCACCGTGATCGCCGAGGTGAACAACCTGGGAAAGACGACCAGCTCAGCGAACTAGATGAGGTGTGGCATGAGCTGGTGATGTGTGGGATTGGCGGAAGAACCATCGCAGAAGCCAAGTCGCGTCTCACCTACCGGGAGTTCCTGAGCTGGTGCAAGTTCCGGAGCAAGCGCGGGAGTCTCCATATCGGCATGAGGGTAGAGCGTGGATCGGCGTTGCTCGCCGCGCTCTACGCCAATACGCACAGCAAGGAGCCGTACAAGCTGTACGACTTCATGCCGCATGAAGAAGAGCCCGTAATCAGTCTAGATCAGGCCCTCGAGACCTGGGCCTAGTCCTTCGTTTTGCCCGGATCATTCCGGGCTTTTTCATTGGAGCCCGGTAATGGCATCACGCAGCCTAGGGACGCTTACGCTTGATCTCATCGCCAAGGTTGGCGGCTTCGTGGCCGGCATGGATGCCGCCGAGCGCCGGTCGGAAAAGTGGCGCAAAGAGGTCGAGAAAAATGCGGCAAAAGTGGGGGCTGCGATTGGCGCTGCCACTGCGGCAGGCATCACCGCGCTTGCCGCTCTCACTGTCTCTACCGTCCGCAATGCCAATGAAATCGCAAACCTTGCTAGCGTTGCCAATGCGAGCACGACCGAGTTTCAGAAATATGCGGCCGGCGCAAAGCTGGTTGGCATTGAGCAAGAGAAGCTTGCTGACATCTTCAAGGATGTGAACGACAAGGTAGGCGACTTCCTCAATACCGGCGGCGGTGCGCTTGCTGACTTTTTCGAGAACGTAGCGCCGAAAATTGGCGTGACCGCAGACCAGTTCCGGAATCTGAGCGGCCCCCAGGCACTTGGCCTGTACGTCTCAAGCCTGGAAAAGGCCAAGGTCAGCCAGTCGGACATGACCTTCTATCTGGAGGCTATAGCGAGCGATGCGACTGCGCTGCTCCCGTTGCTTCGCAATAACGCTGAGGGATTCAAGACCTTTGGTGACGCTGCCCAGGCCGCTGGTGCGATTCTCGACGAGAAGACGATTAAGTCGGCGAATGAGCTTCAGGCCGCAACCTGGCTGGTTGAGCAGAGCGCATCGGGCCTAAAAAACCAACTAAGCACAGCGCTGATACCAATCCTGAGCGATCTCGCTGACTCTATATTCGACGTGACCAAGGAAGGTACGGCGATGGTGAGTGTTGGCGAGTTCGTTGCCGATTCGTTCCGATGGATAGCGAAGACAGCAATTGGCGCTGTCGCAGCGTTCGAGCTGGTGGGGAAATCGATTGCGGGCGCCGCAGCAACGGCCAGGGCTGCTTTTGATGGAGTGACGTGGCTGGAACTCGCTTCCGGCCCTGCGGGGCTTGCTAAACGCCTGGCGCAAAACTGGGACGAAATCAAGATCAGCGCTGGTGTGGCAGCAGAAGACCTGTCCGATACGGTCTCCAAGTATGCCGGCATTATGGACAGTATCGACCGCGCTGGAACGGGTGGAACCAATGGGCAGGTAGCCAAGCTGGCCGAAACGCTAGCTTCGCTCCGTGAGCAGGCGAATAAGCCTGGAGCTTTCAAGGCTCTTACCAAGGAGCAGAAGGAAGCTGGGAAAGAAGCCGAGGCTGCTGCTAAGAAGCTGCAAAGCGCCTACGAAACGGTTGAGCAGTCGTATCAGCGACAGATAGCGCTCATCAACACTGAAGTAGACAAGCGCAAGGATGCCACTGAGGTAGCAAAGCTTCAGTTCGAAATCGAGTCGGGCAAGCTGGTTGGCATCAATGCCGAACAGCAGAAACGCTTGAATGGCTTGGCAGAAGAGCTTGACCGCCTGAAGCAGCTGAAGCAGGCGAATGAGGATGCGGCGAAGGCTCAGGCTTTCCGTGCAACGCTCAATGAATCGAACGCAACTGCTCGGGCAGGATTTGCGATTGAACTGGCCGGATCTGGCAGCGGCGACAAGCTGAGGGAGCGACTGCGCGCAGACCTGGAGATCCAGCAGGATTACAACAAACAGCTTGCCGATCTACAGAAGCAGTTCAACAGCGCAGAAATCAGCAAGGAGCTCTACGACCAAGAAACTGACCTCCTGCGCCAGGCTCTGGCCGAGCGCCTGGAGATCCAGCATGAGTACTACGCAGCTCAGGATGAGGCTCAGAGCAACTGGTTGGATGGCGTCACGTCTGCCTGGGAGAACTACCGCGACACGGCCACGGATTATCAACAACAGGCTGCCGATTTCACCACGCAGACGCTGGACGGTCTCACTTCCGCTGTAGGGGACGGCATTGCGTCGATGATCATGGATGGCGAGAGTCTTGCCGACGTTTTCAAGAACATCGCGCAGACGATGGCCACAAGCATCATCAACGCGCTTGCGCAGATGGCCGCGCAATGGCTGGTCTATCAGGCGGTGCAACTGGTGAGCGGGAAAGCTGCCCAGGCTAGCGCTGCATCTACCCTCATTGCGAACGCACAAGCAACTGCCTTCCAGGCCCAACTGGCGGCATTTGCGAGCACCGCTGCAATCCCAATCGTAGGCCCGCTGTTGGCCCCGGCGGCGGCTGCTTCGGCTGCCGGCATCACCGCTCCAATGGTTGCCGGAGTTGCTGCGTCCGCCCTTGCTGGCATGGCTCACGATGGGATTGATGCTGTTCCGGAGACCGGCACCTGGCTACTCCAGAAGGGCGAGAGGGTGACGACGGCAGAGACGAGCGCAAAGCTCGACAGGACGCTTGATGACGTTCGGTCAAACCAGGGACAGAGCGGGAGTACTACCGTCAACATCGTGGAGAACAAAGCCCGTGCAGGCCAGGTGGAGCGCCGGAGAGATGGGCGACAAGAGTTCCTGGAAGTGTTCGTGGCTGACATCAATGGCGACGGCCCGGCATCCAGAGCGATTGCCCAGGCATTCGGAATTCGAAGGAGCGGGACATGAAGCAGTACCCAAATATCTGCCCGCCTCAGCGGGAGGGCTATGGGCTTACCCCTGTTAGCCCTCTAATCCGCACGGAGATGCAGACGGGGAGGGCGAGGCAGAGGCGTCACTTCACCGCTACTCCAACTATGGCAAGCGTCAGGTGGAGGCTCAGCGACAGCGAGGCAATGCTGTTTGAGGCATGGTTTCGTGATGTTCTAGTGGATGGTTACCACTGGTTCGAATGCCCGCTAAAGACGCCGGAGACTCCTGATGGTTTGCGTGCGTATGCCGCCAGATTCACCGACATCTATGACGGTCCAAAGCTGGTCAGCGGCAGTATCTCGCTCTGGGATTTCACCGCCACGCTGGAACTGCGTGAACGCCCCATCATCGATCCAGGCTGGGCCGAGATTCTGCCCGAGTACATCCTCCTCGCGGATATCTTCGACATCGCGATGAACAGGGAGTGGCCTCGACATGGCGACGGCTCTTGAGCGGTTCTATGCATCTGATGGGCCGGATCTTCCGATTGCAACTATCGAGATTACCCGGCCCTCCAGGCCCGATCCGATCCTTGTCTGTCAGGGGTTCAAAGACCTCACCTGCATGACCGAAGACGGTCGGCTGCTGACGTTCATTGCTGGCGCTATCGACGTGTCGATCCCGAAGCGTGACAACAGCGGAAACCAGAACGTCGGCTTTGCCATCGACAACGTGACCGGCTTTGCTCAGCAGTATATTGCCGAGGCCATCGACGCCGGAGAGCCGGTCACGCTTGTCCTGCGAATCTACCTCGAAAGCGACCTGACTGCGCCGGCAGAGCGCCCCTATCGGATGCGCGTGAAAGGGGCTGACTTCGAAAGCCTCACTGTCCAGGTGGAGGCCGGTTACTACGACCTCATCAACACCGCCGCGCTGCGCCACATCTACAACGTTAGCGAGTTCCCTGGCCTCAAATACTGGCCCTGACCCCATGCCGAACAGATACCTCACCGCCATCTATACCGAGGGCGGGCGGGCCCTGCCGTGCCTGGACTGCTGGGGCCTGACGCTCATAGCGCGGGTTGAGCTGTTCGGACTGCCGATGCTGACCGACTTCGGCGGCGTCACGCGACTCACCCCGGTTTCGATGCAGCGGGCGTGCGATATGGAGATCCAGCGCGCGCTCGAGCAATGCGAGCCAGGGCCTGGGGTCATCGCTGCGGCCTACAGAGGGCGGCTGCTCGATCACGTAGGCCTGCTGGTCGAGGCAGATGGACGCCTGCGGGTTCTCGAAATCAATCCGGGTAGCGGGGTGTCGCTCACCCCGCTCCAGAAGTTCTCCGACAAATATTCCAAGGTGGTCTTCTACCGTGATCGAAATCTACCCATCGCTCCTTGACGGAGAACCGCTGGAGCGGCATCCGATCGGCCGCAGGATGACGATCCATGCGTGGCTGACTGCGAATTCGCCTGGGTACCGCTGCCACGATGTCCACCCGTTCTCCATCGGTGTCGTCCCGGCCGAGGTTGCGCTTTGCGGTGACCTGACCGACAGGCAGAAAAAGGCGCATGAGGAGTTCATTCACCCGGGAGAGTGGGCCGAGCGCATCATCGACCGCGGCGACATTGTTCGTATCTACAAGCTGCCACGCGGGACTGATCCGTTCACCATTACGGCGGCATTGTTCAAGGGCGTCCAGTCGGCATTCCGGATGCTCATGCCGCAGTTGCCCGGCATGCCCACAAACCCGGGGCAGGGCGAGTCACTGGCCGACTCCAGTGCGCGCGGAAACAAAGTCAAGCTCGGCGATGCCATTCGTGAGGTTGCCGGCCGTCGCTTGATCTTCCCCGACTACATCCTGCCTCCCAGGAAGTACTTCGCTGGCCCTCGCGAACAGTGGACCGAAATGCTGTTGTGCATTGGCCGTGGTCGGTTCCAGATACAGGAGGGCGGGGTCAAAATCGGCGATACCACGTTCCTCGCGCTCGGCGCGGAAGCCTCTTTCCAGATTTTCGAGCCAGGCCAGAGTCTTGGTTCCCACCCATCCGCCATCTGGTGGCACTCCGCGCCGGAGGTGGGCGCTAGCTCGACAGGTAATGCTGGCCTGGAACTCACCGAGTCCTCGACGCTGACCCCGAACCCAACCGCAACGACCTTCACGTTCTCGGGGAGCAACATCATTATCCCGTCTGGCGCCGGCTCGTTCCCGTCTGACTGGGTTGCCGGAACGATCCTGCGAGTAGAGGCGCAGTATCCGTACACCGTCGTCGACGGCGGTGGAAGCGCGCGCGACACGATCTCGGGCGATATCGCGCAGCTTGGCCTGTCTGTCGGGACTGAGATTCAGGTCGTCGGCGTTAACTCGGGGCTCTACGTCGTAAACACCGTCAACTCCACAAACCTCACGCTGAACTACGACAGCGGCGCCCCCGTAAATGCCCTGCAGGTGGGTGCCGGTGATGCCGCAATCGGTCTGCGCGGGCTCCGGTTCCGAATCACTGCGTATAGCGCCCAACAGATCACGGTAGAGCGCCTGACGTCTGCGGGGGCTACCGATCCAAGTTGGCCAGGCTTCTCCCCGCTCAACTCCAGTACGTCCCGCATCACCGTTGATACCTCGAACTCCGAGGGAGGTTGGCGAGGCCCATTCCCGGCGTGCCCAGCGGGCGAGAAAACTAGCGTTGTCGAGTGGGACATCTTTTGCCCGAACGGTTTGATCTTCATCGACCGGAAGGGCAACCAGATTCCGTTGAGCGGCTACTACACGGTCCAGTACCGCGATATGGATATCGGCGGCGCATGGACCTCGCTCGACTACCAGCATAATGGCGCCACGCTCGATCAAATCGGGTTCACGACGCGGCTGAATCTCCCGTACGCCATGCGTCCAGAGATCCGCATGCGGCAGCGATACCCCATCGGGAAAAACGAATTGGAGTTCCGTGACACGCTGCAATGGTACGGCCTGCGTTCGCAGCTCCAGGCGCCGACCTCATACGCTGGCGTGACGGTGCTCGCGGTTCGGTATCGGTCCTCTGATCGCATATCCGCACAGACCGAAAGCCGCGTCTCGGTAGAGGCTACCCGCATGCTACCGACTCGGCAGAACGGTGCATGGACACCCGAGATCGCAACGCGAGACATCGTCCCGTTCCTCTGCTACATCGCGAAGGAGCGCGGCTACACCGATGCGGATCTCGACCTCGACGAGCTGGATCGGCTGGACGCAATCTGGAAGGCCCGCGGCGACACGTTCGACATGATCTACGAGGACGGCAAGATCACCGTCGCGCAGATCATGGACGACGTGCTTGCCGCCGGGTATGCCGAGAAGACCATCAAGCGCGGCGTGATCTCTGCGGCCAGAGACGAGCCCAGGACAACGTTCGGGCACATGTACTCGCCGCTGAACATGGGTGGTCCCCTGAAAATCAGCATCAGCGCTCCGTCGGAGGACGACTATGACGGTGTTGACGTGGAGTTCGTCAACGCCAACGGCTGGATCGAGGATACCGTACAGTGCCGCCTGCCCGGCGATGTCGGCAGGAAGGTCGAGAAGATCACGGCTGTCGGTGTCACAAACCTCGATCGGGCCTGGCGCTACGGGATGCGCCGCAGGATGGCACAGCGATACCGGCGAGCCGAGTATTCGTTCGATACCGGCCTCGACGCGCTGAACAGCGAGTTCTGGGATTATGTGGCCCTCGCCGGCGATGTCCCCGGCCCTGGGCTGGCGCAGAGCGCATATCTGAAATCGTTCGTGATCTCGGGAAACTCGGTGCTGATCGAGTCCAGCGAGCCGCTCGATTGGTCGCTGCTGAACTCTCCGGCACTCTACCTGCGGCGCCCAGACGGAACGGTTTCCGGTGGATATCCGGCGTCGCGGATCGACGACTACCGGCTGAGCATTCCCAGCATCGATTTCGTCCCTGATGTGTCGTGGGAAATCGAGCCTCCGCACCTACTGCTCGGGAACCCATACCCGGTCCTGATCAGTTCCATCGATCCAAACGGCAATACCTCGGCGTCCGTTCGCGCGACGAACTATGACGAGCGCGTCTACACCTACGACAACGCCAGCGCCCCCAACTGACCGCACACACAAATCCAGAGCCCGCCATAGAGCGGGCTTTTTTATGCTTGGAGAAAAGCATGGACTACGATACCAGCGGCTTCCCGCTCGGCTCGAAAGACCCTCGCGTCCTGTACAAAAACGCCAAGAATTTCGACAATGCGATGAATGATCGCGGAAGCGTTTCATGGGTTGACCGCTTCGGGGTATCTCGCAAGACATGGTTCGGTGTCGAGCAGCAAGTCAACGACTTCCTGATCGGTACAGCCTTCGAGACTTCTCCACTTATATATATTGACGGATCTCCGCTGACTGTAGAACGTTCAAGCCAGCTTATCCAGCGCGATGGAAACCTGTATAGCGTAAAACTACCAGCGTCATTTCCCGTAGAGCTTTCTGGAAGCTGGTCATCCGATGAAGGTCTGCTTGTTGTTCGTGGTGATCAGTCTCTTCGCCAAGAAATTACTAGCACATCTCCCAGCGAAGGATCTTCGATCATTGGTAACTCAACTGTATCTGTATCTTCAGTTGCAGATATACAAAATCAGACTAAAAGAACAGATCTTAAGCTCTCTTTGTCTTCATATCATCCGCTTGGAACGTCTGGTGGTGGGGACTTTATTTGGAGCCCATCTACTCCTAAATCTCAGCATGACGGAGGAACCATCTTTAGCCCGACTGTCCCATGGGATGGTTCGCAGGCCACCCTTTCAGACTACTTGGATGGCGATGGAGAATCAGACCCTTCTGGATCTGGATGCTGGCTGAGGATTTTTGATGATGTGAAGCTGGAGTATTTTGGGGGGGTGGTTAGTGAGACCATAGACTCATCAGCATCGTATTTGGCAGCTCTTAGGTACTGCATTTCAAATAACAAAGAACTTCATCTTCCTGATGGGGTTATTCGAGTAAATTCAACAGCCGTAATTAACGGGTCTACCACTCTGTTTTCGTCTGTAAAAATTAGAGGTACGTTCAAGACGAGCGGTGTTGCTGCCGGTTATGTTGTGAGTCGAGTTGGTAGCCTGATATATACTGACGGAAACAGCGCTCTTGATATTTCGTTCAATGACTTCAGGAATGAAAACTTCGATATCCGTGGCGTAGCATTCGTTGATACATCATTCTATCCGGCTGGAACCCCTGTAAATCCAAATCCTGCAATCGTTATCAGGAAGGGTAATCCTGACGCAAGTAGTAATAGATACATAACTGGCAACGTTCTTGAGGATGTTTCCTTCGTTAGCTATCAGGACGCTGTTAAAACCATTGGGGTCGCAACAGGGTTGCCCACCTATAACTACGTTGGTCCAACTTCGTTGAATCGTGTGTATTTCTACAAGTGCGGCACCGCTATGCATCTACAGGATTGCACGTACAATCACCTGTTCCTGAATGAGTGCCTACTCTTCGATCTGTCGTCGCAGTCTATTTTCCTGACCAAGACGGTTAGCGGAACTGGCGGGAACGTAGATGTAACGTTCAGCAACTGTGTATTCGAATCAATTTGGGGGATTATGAATACTGCTAATGGGTTGACGTCTTCCACGAAGCGCAACACCGCAGTTTTCAACTCGTGCAATAGAGAGTTCTGCGGCCTTTATGGACCGACTGGTGGTGGCGGAAACTTTGCAGGCAGCCCGCTTGGGTATGTCGGGCATACTGATGTAATGATCAATGGCAATTGGGAGAGAGGCCAGGCGTTTGGTGAAACTGCCTTGCCAGCGATTGATTCTGGCGCTGTTGTTTTTGCTAGCAGGTACGTTGATGTTCTCATGAATGGCGGTCAAGTTGGGTCGCCAGAATATGTCAACGTCGTTGACGTTAGCGGAACGATTCCAGCATCTGGCAGCCTGACAAAAACTTTCAATGTTAGCGGTTCGTTTGTATTGAATGCTGACATCGCATATGACGACGGGTTTGGCGGCCACCAGAGCGTTGTTGCCTACGGCAACCCGACTGGCTCAAAGGCGAGGGACGTGACGGGTACGATCATTTCTGCTGGCCTGACTGCAACCTACGGCGATGGCCCATCTGGCGCGGCGTTCACGGTAACGTTCAACAACGGTACCGCGTCGCCGATCAATGTGAAGATCCGAGTCACGAACAAAGCCGGCCTGATCGTTACTGTTTCATGAGATGCAGCCCGAGACTCTATGACCAGCCCGCACTCTGCGGGCTTTTTTGTGCCTGGAGATCAGAATGCCTATCACCGAGCAGCAACTGCTGCATATCCTCCCGAACGCCGGCCCTCGAGCCGGCGTTTTTGTTGGTGCGCTGAATCGCGGGATGACGCGCTTCGGTATCACTTCGCCTGTGCGCGCGGCGGCGTTCCTTGCCCAGGTCGGCCATGAAAGCGGCCAGTTGACCCGCCTGGTGGAGAACCTCAACTACAGCGCCCGCGGCCTGGCTGCGACCTGGCCGAGCCGGTACCTCGGCGCCGACAGCCAGCCCAACGCCCTGGCTCAGCGCCTGGCGCGCAACCCCCGAGCCATCGCCAACAACGCCTACGCCTCGCGCAACGGCAATGGCGACGAGGCATCGGGCGACGGCTGGCGGTACCGCGGGCGCGGCCTGTTACAGATCACCGGCCGGTCGAACTACCGCGCCGCCGGCGCCGGGCTGGGCCAGCCGCTGGAGCAGGAACCAGAGCTGCTCGAGCAGCCGGAGTTCGCTGCGCTGTCGGCGGCCTGGTGGTGGGCCAGTCACGGCTTGAACGACCTGGCCGACCGCGGCGAGTTCGCCGCCATCACTCGGCGCATCAACGGCGGCACGAACGGCCAGGCGGAGCGCCTGGCGCTGTGGGAGCGGGCCAAGGCGGTGCTGTCGTGATCTCGGCCCGCGTGATTTCGATCGCGCTGGCCTGCCTGCTGCTGATCGGCGTGGGAGTCGCCGGCGGTATCTGGCTCGGCGCGCGGCACTACCGACCGCAGCTCGATGCTGCGCTGGCGGATCTGGTCGCCTGCCGTGCGGCTCGCGGAAGCCTTGAGGCTGCAGCAGCGGAGCAGGGCAGGCAGGTCGCCGCGCTGCGCCTGGCCGGCGAGCAGCGCGCCCGGGATGCAGCCCAGGCGGTGGAGCAGGGGCGGCAGCAGGCCGCCGAGCAGTATGCCGCGGCACAGCGCCTGCTGAGCCAGCGAACCGCCGGCGAGCAGTGTACGGCTGCCGAGGCGGTCATTGATCAGGAGTTGGGTCTATGAGGGTGGTGCTGATGTTGGTGGTATTCGCGCTGGCGGGATGTGCCGGACGGCAGGAAGCCGAGCCGCGCACGGTGCGCGTAGAAGTGCCGGTGGCGGTGCCATGCAGGGTGCCAGCGGTAGAGGTGCCCGCATGGGCCACGGCTGGGCTGCGGAAAGGCGACGACCTACAGACCAAGGTGCGCGCGCTGCTTGCGGAGCGCCGGCAGCGGATCGGTTACGAGGCGCAGCTCCTGGCTGCGAACCATGCCTGTCAGGATTAGGAGTAGACTACGGCCTTTTCCTACGAGGGCGGGGCATGCTGGTCATTCGATTCACGGGCTGGTCGGTGAAACTCGACCACCAGGTGGGCAGCGCTGGGAAACATGGCATCTGGTCGTTCCACGGCTCGGAGAGCAGCTACGTGCCGGACATGCAGACGATTCTCCGGCATGCTGCTATTCGGCCTGCGGAGCCGAAAGAAGGCGGGGAGGTCGAGGTATTCATCTGTGATTCGCGCATGCCGCAGGATGAGTGGCGGCCTGTCGGTAGCGGCGTTGCGGCCTACGAGTCGGACCGCTGAATGCTGGCCGTGACGGAAACGTGAAGCACGGAAATGGAAAACGTGAAAAGGAATTTCACGATTGGCACAGTTTAAGTGATTGCGGTCGGCGTAAACTGTTGTAATATAAGCGCTTCTGAGGTGCGAGACAGGATTTAGGTTCCAGCGCCGCAAGGCGTGAGAGTTCGAGTCTCTCCGTCCGCACCACCTTCAGGCTCGGCTTGTCCGGCCGCTGCGGTTGAAGCCGGAACGTCCGGCACGATTCACGATATGGTGGGCGTAGCTCAGTTGGTAGAGCACAGGATTGTGGCTCCTGGTGTCGTGGGTTCGATTCCCATCGTCCACCCCATATTTCGAAGCGCCAGGCCTTGTGCCTGGCGTTTTCGTTTGCGCTTCACGATCTCTTCTCCGCTTGCCTTTCTGGTACCCAGCCCGCCCTCATGGGGCGACGGCAGGTTGAACTTGTTCCAGCTCCGGCGCTCTTAAGCGAGCCCGTCGTTCCTGGCGGGTCCGTATATGCAGTCTGGGTGAAGCGACATGTCGATGAAATGGACCGAGCAGCGCTTGCGCAAGGCTCTCAAGCAGATGGCGAACAATCATGAATCGGCTGCGGTCGAGGTCATGCGCGCCGTCGAGCGGGCGAACGATCCGAAGCTGGCGCAGCGCCTGCTCGAGGTGATCGAGCAGATGCACCAGGATGCCGATGCGCTGCGCTCCATCGACGACGAAATCGCCAGCGGCGTGATCCGTTGCCAATGAGGCCGTAGACGCTCCGCAGTTCAGGACTTCCCGGCGGAAGCCGGCGCATCCGGCCGGTTCGCCAGTTTCGGGCGCAAGGTCGCGCCCTGGGCTGTGTTCCGGCGAACGGTATAAGGTTGGCGGCCGCGGAAGGCGAAGGCGGTGAACAT